CATCAACATAACCAGTCGCACTCTCATCTGGAGGATAACTTTGAGCGCCAGCACGTTCACCTTCAACAAATGCAGCAGCTAAATCATAGGACTCTACGAGGGCATCATCCATATAACAAGCAAGCGTACCTATATCGGCCTCATCAAATTTTGTACTGTTCGGGGCAGTTAAGGTTAATGCAGCATTATATGAAACTACTGCAGTATCTCCCGCACTATAATCAATCAAATTTAGAGTATTGACAGAAATCTTTCCAGAATACGTAGATATATTATCGATTAACGCGCCAGCTAATGCAGAAGGGGGTGCGGGCGCTAAGTAAGATAGTACCTCATTTAAATCATCGATAGCATTCCTCACTTGTGTCGTAGGAACAAAGGATAATAAACCATCACTATAAGTACCATCCGCAGGAATACCGAGTACTTCCAAGCTACCACTTATCGTATCCACGTAAAGTTTATTAGTAGCGTCACCATCAGCAGTAGGATCACCAAGATGAATAATCTTCTGATTACTGAACATATCAATAGAACCAGAAGTCACCCCAAAATTATAAAGCATTGAGCCTGAAGCATCAACTTGAATACCATGATCTGTAAGAGATCCACGTTTAACTACATCGTCTAAAGTATCAGTACTGGTCGCGGCACCTGCGCCCTTTTGTTCAAAATTAGCAGCAATCTCTGTACCAATACTGCCTGATAGATCATCGACATAACGTTTTGTTGTAGCATCACGAGGATTTGCAGGATCCTGCAAATTAATGATATTTTGATGGCTCGCATCAATATCATCGCTAAAAATCTTAGAGCCAGAAATCTCTTGCGCAGATCCAGTTAGCCAAAATCTGGAAGCAGTCTCGGGGATATCGTCGGCATTGACATACTCGCCTGCACCAAAATGTACTTGGCCGTCAAATATTTTTGTACGAAACTGATCAGCCACTTAAATTATGCTTCCATACTAAAATCATCTGAAACACCTTCTACCTTTTTCGGAGGCAATTGTGTATCCTTCGCAATTTGATCAAGAAAAGTATTTAGACTTTCTTGTGTACGTTCATTCTGAAGTAATTGGCCATTAAGATGGATAAGTTGATTACGGAGATTCGCTGCGTCTTTTTTCAACTGGTCACTCAACTGCTCGAAATATTCACGACTTGTAGGCATACCACAATCCTCCACTAAATCGGCCCGATCTATTTGATTATAACATAGTTCGATTATAAATAGAAAAAGCGGGACAAATTCGTCCCGCTCTTCATTCATAACCGCAAATTTATGCTCTAATTATATAAACAACATAGGAATTTGCAGGAATATCAAAAGTAAATGTAATCTCATCCGTATCTGACTCAAGATAATCACGTAACTCTGTTCCGGTATTAGATTGTAGTAACTGCCCATTAATGAAAACATCCATATAGGAACCATTTCCCGCGGAATGCCCGTTCGAACCTGGAATAACATGAGTAGACCCAGATGTAAGGGGCGACCCAAGGCGTTCAACTACTTTTGTGGCGTCTGCGCCAGCAATACCTGCATCCAGTTTACCTATAGCCGTCTCGAGACTATCACTATTTGCAACATAGTTTGTAGAAGTATACGTAGGAGTAGAATCGGTTTCACTATCCATACCTGTAAACGTCTGCGTCGCAGAAGAAAAGGCGGAAAGATCTACACCATCAACAGTGCCTTCAACTAAAATATCGTTTCCAGCATGAATATCCTCGTAAGACAGTATTGAACTAAATGTACTACCCGACGCCTGCACAACAAGTGCGACATCGGTAATAGCACCCTGTTCGCAGACGTCATCAAGAGTCAGACTGGTATATCCATCATAGTTAGCCTTTACTTGCGCATCTAGCGCCCCAATTGCTGCTTCTAAGTCACCTGTAGCGTACTCTGTAGATGAATACGTAGGAGTCCCCTCATTCCGGTCGGCCATTCCTGTAAAGGAGAAGATGTTGTTCAGCGATCCAGATATAGCTGCTTCAGTAGGAACGTTCGTAAGAGTAGTATTGGGTGCATCATACCAATTGGATTCACCCGTAATTATCTTTATTTGGGAACGGAGGTAGTTAAGATCTTGTTCTAATGATTTAGCTAAATACGACTCTGCGGTGGACATAGTAAGGGTATCATCATAAGAAAATGATCCACTTACTTGTTCCGCTTGTCGGATAAACGTTCTAAATGCAGGATATGCCATATTCACCCCTTACGTACAATTATTGTACGTACCCAAATTTGTCTACGGTCGCTTTCTTATAATATAGGTCATATTATTACTAATAGGCACTGGAAAAGTAAATTTTATTGACGAAGTAGTAACTTCTTCATAATCATACGTGCGAGCAGGAGATGTATGCGTTAAAAGTTGGCCATTTAAAAATACGTCCAAATAGTCTCCCGTAGCCATTTCAAATGTTTCACTGGAAGGTAATGTATGTGAAGTATCCGCAGGAATAGGAGAAGTAAGAAATTCTGCAGTTTTATAACTACCACTCCCAGCAACTGCAAGTAATAATTCATTCAGCCGATCAATCGCATCATTAACCTGAGTAGTAGCCAAAAACGGAAAATATCCATCAGCATAAGTGCCATCAGGAGGCAAACCCAGAGGAATTGTGCCATCAGCGGCAGTTGCACCACTACCTGATCCGAGAGGATACCAATTTAGCCCATCATTAGAAAATTCCCATATTGCAGAATGCTCACGATATCTTAATCCAGGAGTAGTCCCTGCGCAATGTGAACCGCTGGGTCCGGCAGTAATACTGCTGGTAGCTGTAGCATTGTCAATATGGAGCCCGCCGGCACGGGCAGGAGAACCTAAATTAGTATAGGGAGACTTTCGACAAATTGCCATGGTTAGACAAACTCGCCGTAAATTATGATTTTGTCCCCATCCGACCCCGTAGAATAATACTCAAATGGGGTGAATAATGTAAGGTGAGCGGCAAAAAGATCTACGGCAGGACCTGGACCTAAACAATCAGCTTCATACCAAATAGCACCAGGTTCATTTGTCCCACCAACGTGCACTTCAATATCTCTGATCTGTAAATTTGCGCCGGGAACTTCAGTAGACCAATAGATTCCTTGCACCCTTACTGCGCGTCCTGGTACACTTGCACCTACTGCTTTCCAAGAGCCCGCAACGCTACTTGCGACATTATTCTCTTTGGTATTGAAAGGCTGCCCACTTGAAGCAGCAACGCGCTTGCTCGCCATTTATCTTCCTATATCTAAATAGATGTATCCCTTTGATACGTCTATAATGTAGTCCCATTATACACAAAAGGTTACTCTGGAAGATCGTACGGATCAAGAATTTTTATCCATGGAGGAGGGGGCGGATCTATATGAAACATACTAATATATCGCAATCGTGTACGCTCCCACGCGCACTCCTTAACCAATAAATCAGTGTCTTCACGATACATTCGTCGAAGTACTCTAAAAGGTGTATGTCTATTGGCAGCAACTGCACGACGTAACTTAACATCATCGACAGTCGCAACAAAAGTAAGCAATGCTAAATCATCTATATGGTAAAGTTCAGTATAAATTGAGGTATCAAACGTACCTAACGCAATATATACCTTAATTTCAGTAAGAGTAAGGGCCATTTAGAGATCGCTGGCATGAATACAACATTTCTTATACTTCTTACCTGAACCGCAAGGACATAGCTGATTTCGCCCAATTTTCTCGCTTTCGCGACGAATTGGCGCACGTTTCCGATCAAAAATGGTTTTTCCATCCATATGATCAACTTCGTGCTGAATAATTGCAGGTAAAAGGCCATCTTTAGACATAGTAAACTGTACCTGCCCTTGAATATCGTCATCAATGGTAATTGTATGGGCTCGTTCAGTATTTAATGTCTTCCCAGGTAAACTCAAACATCCCTCATCATAAATAATAATAGTGGGCCCCTTATCTACGATGCGAGTATTCAATAATCGGTAAGTCTTCTCAGCATAATTAATAAAACCTACACGCTTATTTACCCCAATTTGATTTGCGGTTAACCCATAACCTCTGCTGCGATCAAGTGATGCCTCAAGATTTGCCCAAATTTCCTCTGCTTCATCTAACGTAGCAGAGGTACACGGAGTACTGATATTCTCTACACCAATAACTACGGGTATAACTTTAGCCTCTTTAGGCCCCTCTGCATCATTTAACATATCTTTAAAACTCTTTTCTACCATCTTACCACCCCTCTTTATGTAATCCTTGCATAATCGAATCCTTCCGCAATTTTTTCAAGGCATCCGCCTTAAGTCTACGGGGATGCTTAATATCTAACTCTTCTTCCATCTTAGCAAAAGTCATTTTAGGATACCCACATAATTCATGAGTATGGGCTAAAACGGTAAATTCGTCGGAAGTTAAACATTTACTTAAAACTTGGTGGATTAACCTGTCGCGCTCTTTCAACTGATAAATCGCTTCAGGTGTTATCGTATTACCTTCCACATAAGAAGCATCAAACTGAATAAACTTAAACATTAACGAACGTAAATAGATGGCATCCTTCTCCGAAATCTCTGCCTTCGTGGCTAACGCCTCATCACTAATGTTGTCATCTTTCGCTAAAATGCGAGTAACTCGCCATAAATTCTTAACTAAATATACTGGAATCTTTGGCATGCCACTATATTCACGAATTGCCTTCATAATAGATTCTTTAATCCAATGTCGAGCATAGGACGCAAATCGATTTTCACGTGTAGGATCAAATTTCCTTGCTGCAGTAAACAGACCAAGAATTCCGTACCCTACAAGATCTTCAAATTCGAATTCTTTTCGTTTATATCCGTGACTAAGTTTGAGAACTAAAAAGATATTTTTGTATACGAGGCGACGGATAGCCGCTCGACGGGCAGATTCCGTAGAATCAGAAGAACGAATAATTTCACCTAAACGTACCTCGTCTTCTTTGGATAATGTCTTTGAGTTATCTTGTCGTGCTAATTTTAGTAGTCCGTTTAGATTTGCCATACCTTACTATACTTAAAAATGTCATTAAATTATGGCACGCCATTTCCTGTGCCGCAGTAATCTTTCTTTTCTTCATATTCAAACTTACTAAGGTGCGCTCACCAGTATTAGGATCAATTCTATATACGGGGGCAACAGGTTCAGTATACGGAGCTTCTTCAGGAATATCCTCAACAATACTCTCCCGCGGAGGTTTCTTTTGCCAAGGTTTCAATCCCGGATCTTGATCAAGATTCTTTTCATAACCTACCGCGCCCGCCATATCAGGAAATTTATCAAGAACTAAAGGAAAAATGTCATCGAGCATAATGCGATACATACGATAATCTTGAATAGGTGAACTATCTGGATGAGCCGCGTTATATTTTTTAGCTACTTCATTGGCCCGGCCCCTGGGCCCCATAGCGGGATCTTCATTTAACCATAAACTTAAAATTTCTTGGTGTCGAGGATTTTTAATATTTTCCAAAAGTGCGGTCTCAATAAACTTCGCCTCGATCTCAGACTTGAAACCTAAAGCAAGGGGATCTTCTAACTGGTCTTCTCGGCCCTTTTCAGGATCATCTAAACTCTCGCTCTGATCAAGCGTCCGAACTCCTTTACGCTTTAACCAATTTTTCCACATATTCAGCGTCATATTAAATACAAAACTACTAAATTGCGCCTTTTCCGGATCATACCGCGGAACAGAATAAGACCATATACGTTCCGCAGTCTTATCTCTAAAATCTTTCCACTCTTGAGGAGAAACTTGATCCATGATATTATAATGCATCATGGCACCATGAATATGTTTAAGAATCTCCCGCGCAATAGTATTGGCTGCATCTGCATCTCCCTGACGATATCGATCAAGTAATTCAGGCGTAACTACAGACTCCTTAGAAAACTTTCGAAAGTTTAAAAAAGATGCATTACTTAAAAACTTATGAATTTTATGAAGCTTCGTCAGATTTACCATGCGCTGCTATCTCCGCGTCAATACCGTCTACATCAATACCTGCATCAGCATTAGCCGCCCGTAATTGAGTGACCTCTTCAGATAAACCCTTTTCTACATCAGCATCTACTACTGAAGAACGGGTTAAATTTTTATGAAGTTCCATAGATTTCAACCTACTGGCAGAAGGATTACGAGGAACGCCAGGAGTCTTACCATCACCCGTACCATTAAACGTATTATGGCCTACTGGAGCATTTGGCGAATTTGGTGCCGCTCCCATTGGATTGCCTCCGCCCGTTCCGCCCGGCGGCGGTGGTTGTCCAGGAGGTAAGGCCATTCCACCTGGTCCAGGAGTTGTTCCTGGTGCGCCTGGCTGGCCTCCACCACCACCAGCAGAAGGATCTTCCCCGCCGCCTGCTGCTTTATCTGCAGGGAAAGGTAAACCCTCTTCTGCAAACTTTGCACGGAACTTCTGATCAACCCGAGCATCCTCTAACTGATCATTTAAGGACTCTTCCTTCTCTGCTTTCAATTTCGTACGTTCCGTATCTTTATCAAGTTTTGCAGCCTGATAAAATGTCTCATCGGAAATTTTACGCTGACCTGGAAATAGTCTATCAAAATTCATTAAGAAATTTCGGTACTGTACATCATTTGAAAGCGAAAGAAGATCCCAATCAAGCTGAGGATAAACAAGTTCTTTTCCTGAAACATTAGCAGCATGTTTAGCACGCATTTGTGCAAGATACTGCGCATTGTCCCCATTACCAAATTTCTCTGCATGTGCAGACAATATATCTTGCTCTGGCATATCCGCAGTATCTACAGGGTTACCATATTTCTTCCCACTATAATATCTACCTGCGACGACGTCTTCCGTCTTATAAAATCCACAAGCATATGCAACGGGTTCAAAAATGCCGCGATAAACAAAAGACTGCATCGAATATTGGAAATGTAAATACCGTTGGCGCAATACTTCTAACTGTGCATAAGCAGTAGCATATGAACTGCCCCCAGTTAAAATTGCTTCAGAAATACCGAGGCCCAACATTTTCCACTTCATAATACGGTTAAATTCATTAGTAAGATTCCAAATCTTACCAGACGCACCATAAAATTGAATATCGATACCCCAATGATAAATTATTGTAAAGTTAGGATCAACTTCACGTGCCGATAGCAATTCAGAGACTTCGGACAATTCTTCATCATTCGGTACCCAACCAGAAGCAGGATCACCAATTTTAACAACAGTAATTGGAATTGTTTGTCGAGTAGCAATTGCAAAATTAGCCATCGACATACGATCTTCATAAATAAGACTCTTAAGAATACGCTTAATAATGGATCTACCAAGCGTCTCATAAGGTGATTTATTATGTGCTACATGGAAAACGTTTTGAGGAGAAAGAGGAATCTCTTGCCCCATCCGTACATATTTAACAATTTCTGGAGGAAGCTGATCATAAAGAAAACGTGGCTGACCAGTAGTTACAATCTTTTTCAGATGTTCATCTGGTTGAAGTTTAATGAACGGGCGTTGATTTAAATACGTACCTTCTACAGTGACATAATCTGGATTCAATATTACAAATTGCTCCCACATCATATCATCGACATTCCACGCACCATACGGGAATACATTTCCAATACGCCAGTATTCTAAACCAATATCAAAGAGTAACTTATCTAATTGAATACGGTCCCACATATCTTCATAATGGTGTTGAATGACGGGATCACCAACATCTTTCATAGATACTCGAGAAAGAGGAAATTCACAATGAAGGCGAATAGCATTACCTACTAACGGATCAGTATCATCAAAGAATCTATAAAGACCATTCAATGTACGAAGGTCTGTAGGAATACTGAGAGTAGTAAAAGTGTAACGAGGATCATTAAAGGTAGGTGCAGTCCTACTAATGTCCGCAGCAGCGGTCACACTACGCTGGGCAGCAATTCTCCCCTGAGTACCATTAATGGAGCCACCTGTAATGGGTTTAACGTGCGGAACAGAGGCTAACGCAGAACGTGTATCTGCATCAAGAAGAGAATCACCATATCTACGAAATTGCCCACCCGGAAGCATATAGCCCATTTAAATTATCCTTCTAATTTCTTCGACTTTATCCAGCCCAAGTGAACTAGCCCTTTAGCAATAGTATATACATTCTTTATACATATACCATTGTCTGCAAGTACTTGTACAAGATCCACAGTCAACTCCGATGCATTATCCTTATCGGTCTTATGAGTCAACCGAGTATGGCGTACACCTTTAGGTTTTACGACCTCCCGAAACCTTCCTTGTACAAAAGGGGAAGGCACAGTATTCTTACTATAGTTCGATTTATCTTGCTTCTTCCCCATACAAAACACTAGTAAGAGTCAAATTTGTTAACATCACAGCGTTATAATCAGCCAATTTCACGGTTAACTGTGCAATAATGTCTTTTTTATCTATATCTTTTGGATTTTCCTTAAAAGATTTGACACAGTCCCCAATATCGCACGCAATCTCATCAATAAAAGTATGTTTCATAATATTATCAAATACGTGAGTATTCGCATCATCGCGAATACCAATTGTATTTACAACATGAGTGCAGGATACCACAAATTTTGAAAAGACTTGAAGCAATTCTACATCTGCAGAAATATCGGAATCTTTACGCTGTTCTAAATATTCGATGGTATCTTTAATGGTAGGAACCAACAACTTAAAAAGTACAATACATTTTTCATGCGAAGTTTTAGCGAGAATAGTACCAATAAGATCACCATAAAGATTGGTGATCACTTTACGGATACGCTTATCCCGCACACGAAACTTATAAAAAAGTCCCGCAAGAAATGTGGAAGTTTCATATTTAGCCATATTAACTGGGTAACAAATCATACCATTCCATTAGGTACTTGTCGGATTAACGAAAGATACTCAGGTATCATCATTCCACTTCGTTGAAACATTCTAGCACATTTTTCAAGCTTTAGTGTACAAACTGAACACGGAGGAGTATTCGCAGATATTCCCCCGCAACAATCTAAAATATTCTGAACAAGGAAAATAATGCGCGAATCATAATTATACTTACGCATAATTATTTCCCTTCTGCACCAGGATATCCACCTTGTGCACCTGGATATCCATCAGTATCATCAACATACGTGTTTTGTTGCGTCAATGCAACAATCTTTAAACGAATCACAACATCACGTAAAGATTGATTGGGCCTAAGTGGCAGATTATGCTCACGCTGCAATTGTAAAACTTTCTCCCTTTCCTTTGCACGGGCAAACCACCGAACAATATTCATCTCCAGCTGAAGCATCTCATTTTCATCATCCGGCACAAAAATATCTAAAATATCTTCAGGTAACCCGTCAAACATATTAAACGCATAAAATGTCTTGGCCTCAAAAGTATCCGAATCTTCCGCTGCTGCGCCCGAAAAATTCTGTTCAAATGGAAACATACACACCTCCCAGTTTCCTAACGATAATGAACATACTCATCGTTGTCTACTCTTAAAATAGTTCATTATTGTTGGCGTGTAACAAGTTCCGCATCAATCTTTGCTCTTAAATGAGACAAATACTCGGGAGTTTGCGCAGTTAAGAACTTATCCAAATACTTACCGTCAAGGCTATATAGGCGTTTTAGGAGGATTTGACGCATTCTAACAGCTTCTAATAGGGGCCAACCTACAATATCGAGGATTTCTTCTTCGGTTTCCTCCATTACGTTCGCTAACACATAATTTGTACCATATTGCTGCGTACTGCGTCTAATACGCGCAAGTACTTTTTGCATAATATCGGTAGCGTCATCCATTACGGCTTGTTCAGCAGGTTTAAGGGGAGTGTCGTCTCTACAACACGCACAACCATCTTTTGACATACTATACTCCAATCACTTTATATGTAGCGTCTTTCACATCATTATACTCTTCCACAAAACTTTCAGCAATATTCCCGCCAAAAGTACCCGTATGCACGGGACAAAAATCATTTAAGCCTATTGCATTTACTGGACATTTGTCGCCCACGTCATTATTAATACCTACATGAATCAATCCGCTAAATTGAGACAACGTCGCAATAGATACAGAAAGCTTTCGGTTATTAACCATGATATCATCCCCAAGACGCCGGAGACTTATATGCCTTTCTACATGATCCCGAAAATAGTCCATACACAGAGTAATGAATAAGCGCTGCCATACTACCATTTCAGTAATGGCCGCTTCAGGAATCTCGATAATAAAGTGCCACATATCATCTGAAGCAATAAAATCATTTGCAAGACTATCCTCTAAATCGACGAGATGTTCTTTTACATCCGCCGCCCCGCGAAAATAGCCTATAGAGGGGCCTAATATTTTACTCTGTTCATATACAAATGCATGATGCAGTTGCGAACCATCATAATCAAAATCACCTAAATCTACAGCCTTCATTGTATATTCTCCTTAGGTACAATGTCAAATTCACCGTGACACAATGAGGTAAACATATCCAAATTATACATTAACCGAGAAGTATTTAATTCGCATTCATCAGGATGCGCATAAGAATCAGATACAAGTGCATTGTCGATGCCCTTACTCTCCATAGTACATTTAACGGGAAGAGAAGAATCTATCGACACTACATTAGGTAAAAGATTCAATGCGCATATTTCAGTTAACGTGGGAGCGCCTAAAATGTGTACGTTTTGAATTTCTGGATGAGCTTTTAAGAACTGGTATCTATCTATCCCCGTGGCATAAGGCAGTCCAATATATTCGCACTTTCCATTGTAAAGTATTCGGTACATGGTTAAGAGATCTTCCCATGATTCACCCTGCAATACTCCCATCAACTTTACGCCATCCACGGGCGCCTTCTTCCACGTATCAAGAAAATTTAGCACTCGCACATATGTTGCAGAAGAGTCCTTATATACATCTGGGATTACTAACACATTCGGATGCAATTTCTGGGCTAACGTAATATATTCCATATCAGAAATTGCTTCACCCGTCTCAAATGCCCCATTATCTAATATGGTAAATCTAAATCGCGCATGTTTCCTACGCAAGAAATACTCTAAGTATTCAGGATGACTGATACAGGTACTCGCAATAACAAAATCATAATCAAAATATCCTGAATACTCTTCTAAATACTTCACAGGGAGTTCGACACTACATGAAATACCAGAATTACTTTTATTATTTCGCCGATTATTTTGTTGTTCTTTCATAGTTGACCACTTAACATTACCTTGTTTATAATCACCATTATTATCAATTCTATCAATACTATACAGGGGCGATGGGCGTTTTCCTACATCTTCCATAAAAACCGCAAAACTTTTATAGCTGACTTTAATCCCCCGGCCACCATAATGTTTATAAGAAGGATTTTTGGGATTATTGCAACGCTGTAACATATCGTGCCATACACCCCGTTCAGGATTCTTTCTTATCCACTCTTTTTGCTGCTTCCGCTGTTTTGTAGAATTCTCCCTGCGCCATCGCTTTGTGCTTTCTTTCAATTGGTCCTTATTTTGTCCCCAGTATTCCTGTAAACAACTTGTGCACCAATATTGTAAGCCACTTTTCCTGTCCTTACTCTTACTAAATTGATTTTTAGGTAACCAGCGTTTACATTGAGAACACCGCATGCGCCCCTTGTGGGCTACACTACAAATCATTCGCGTTCTTTCCTCTTTATTGACGCGGTTTCATCAGGATTAAGACGTACCCGCGCAATTTCTTCTATTTCCCTATTATACCCTGCAATAAAGTCGTTAAAACATTCGACGGAACATACATGGATATAATACGTAGTATTATAATATCCTGCCTTCTTTTCTTTACATACGTCGCACATACTTTCGAGGGTAACTTCAATTAGATGAATCATGCTTTAGATCCAAAGCTAATTGAGGATAACATCTTACTACATCACGTACCAAATATTCAAACTCCTCTCGACGATGTTGTACCGCAACATCGAGCGCCTCGCGCGCGCCTTTACCCTCCTCCATAATAAATGCCTCTAAAAGGAAACCTATGGGACAATTGCTATTAGTGATTGCCGCAATGCGCACAGGAGAATATTTATGTTTCATTGCCCAAGAAAGTACTTCTACATCGGCAGTAATTTTAACTAAACCTGCAAGTTGTTTAGCATCAGATATAGTCCCGATAGCAATTTGCACCATAAGTTCTTTTTTAGTCACCATAAACCTATTGCCTCACCTCGTTGAAGCCAATAACGCGGCCATTAGAATTTTTCAGCCTATCTAATGCCCGAATAAACAAATCAGTAGTCAATATGATAATATCTTGCGAATCCACACTGTTGTCCTCAAGAGCTAATACACACGTAGAAATATACAACTCCTTTAATTGTGCCCCCGTATATCTCGAAGGGAGTTTCTCGACAATTTGATCAAAATCTACACCAGTAATGTCTTTGTCCTTACAGAAACCTCGTAACATTGTTGCTTGAAGTAATTTATTAGGAGTGTCAAACTTAACAGTAATATCAAATCGTCCAGGACGATTCTTTAGCGCGTCGTCAAGTACATCAACATTATTAGTAGTACAAATGACTACCATATGGTTAGCGATCTTCTCTAACCCATCAAGCGAGTTGAGCATCGTAGAAAGGAAATCTGAACCAAAATCACGATGTTTGATATAAACATCAATATCCTCAAACAATAAAATAATCCTATCAAACGTCGAAGCAAATTGAAAAATTCGACTCAATTCAGATAAACACGTCAAATTTGTTACTACCATAAAGGACGTACATAATGTGTTCGCAAGTACACGAGATAAAAATGTTTTTCCTGTACCAGGAATGCCTGAGAATATTACCCCCCGGCGAGAAGGGAGCCCATTAAGTATTTTGAGGTTAGCTAAACGTGGATCGATATAGTCGACAATATTAGTCTGTACCGTCTTACGAATAGAATCATCGAGGAAGATGTCATCAAAAGTAACATCAGGTAACTCAAGAAATTTTCCCTCTTGATCAAAAACTTGATTTATATAAGGATTATATTTTTTGATTGCCGCCCGAATTAATTTATCCCACTGACTATAATCAACAGCGTTCCTACTATAAATTATCCATTCAATAGTGGTACTGCCTCGAGCAAGTCGAATGACAATCTCCACATTACTTTCTGCAAGAGTAACAACAAACGAACCTTCTGCAGGAACAAGTACTTCTCGATTTACCCCAACTTTCAACTGACACATCGCAGCAGTACCATCAAAACCGTGTAGCTCAATCTTCTTTTGTTGCCATAACATATATAGTGCATATACTCGGATACTGTGCGTAAGGGGCCGATACCAATGTCGATTATTAGTGGGTTCTTCCCCAAAAAATGAAACAAACTTAATATCGGAACACATCTCATCATAGTACAACTTTTCACCGATAGAAATATCTGTGGCCTTCTTACCTATATCGGTGAACGATACTGTATATGTTTTTGCCCGAGGATGCGGAGGCAATTTACTATATTCTACGTAATCTTCCTCATCATCATCATTAGCCAGTGCTTCCCCAAAATCAAAATTTTCGTCATCCGCATCAATATCAAGAAAATCCCCATCATGCATAGAAAATAGTCCTTTCTTTACTACACGCCACGAGCTTCACCGCCCCAAAGCCAAATATGTAATCTATTGCAAAAAGTATATCCGTTAGCAATGCATGCATCGACTACCATTTTTGCACGTTCTTTAATTTCCTCTGAAGTGCGCCCTTCGGGCATCAGTAAAATTTTACCTGGAGATAAATTTAACTGATCTTGAAGTGCCTTAACCTCAATGAGATCGTCCTCTGCCGCAACTACAAATTTGAATACAGACCGCGAATTACATGCAAAAAATACTGCAGCGCGCTGTACAACTCTTCGCGATTCCCCCATTCCGGAATTCGCCAACTTTAACGAAACATTAAAACGATCCACTAATACTGCTACGTCGCAAGTAGGCACAATTGTTCCATTAGTTTCTACTTCAATCATGAATCGCTCTTTACGCAGCGCGGTGAGGAGCTCGGTGAAAGGCACAGTTTTACCATATAATAGAGGTTCCCCTCCAGTTAAAACTACTGTGCGCGTAGTTGTACCTGCTAACTCACGGATCTTATCCATAAGGTCAGTACAAGTATAGTCAACTACTTCATCAATTTTAGCGTAACTTGACTTTTCCCACTCTTTCGTATCATGAACAAAATCGGTGCCTTCCCATAACCAAGTAAAGGGAGTATCACAAAACTTGCATTGTAGATTACATCCAGAGAAACGCACAAAAACTGCAGGAACGCCAGTAGAAATGCCTTCTCCTTGAATAGATTTAAACACCTCGCAAACAGGTAACTGCGATTTCTTTTGAGCCTCTTCCATTATTCTGCCTTCTTAAGAATTGCAAGTACTTCAGGCGCACGCATAATAAGATACTCTTCACCGCCATAGTCTACTTCAACCCCAACAAACCTACTGTACAATACTTTCGAGTCTACGGGAATCATCATGGATTGATCGACCAATCCGGGGCCTACCGCCACAACTGTGCCTTCCATTGATTTTTCTTTAGCATCATCAGGAATAATGATAGCTCCGGGCGCGCGTTCTTCCGTAAACGGTTTAATTACTACACGATCTTCAAGTGGTTGAATGTCCATAAAATTTCCCTTCACAATTTAGCTGTTGCATTATTTCGTAGTAGTCTTCATAATCTTAGATACTGCATGAATATCAGAAAGACGTAAAATAGTCTCAAATTTAATTACCCGAATATGTATTTGCTCTTCAGTGGTACCCTTATTCTGCCCTTCCGTGACCTCAATCTGTTCTGTAATCTCACGCTCCACTGCATGGGTAACTGAAAGATAATCATCACCTACATCTGTAAGTACGCCGGTGATTTCTTTATCTGCAAGAATTTCAACGGTCGCCTTATCTTCTAAATACTTTTGAAGTTTTTCATGATACTTCATCAGCAACCTCCTCAGAAGGGTCAGGAATGGTCGACGCTGCGTAATCATATGAAGTAATAATACCCTCAGCACCATATATCCTCGGGCCATCATCAGGAGAAGGTATACTAAACTTGAACCGTTTATCATCCAATTCAATTGTAGAATTACCCCCAGTAGATGTCCAGAACGTATACTGACGCTGTGTATCAGGTACCTTCCATTTCTTTAGGGGTGACGACCCTGTATGTCTCTTTGCATACTCACGTTGCATCTCGTCCCATATACGCGTCGAGTAGTCATCCGCAGGAGAACCAGTAATTTGATATGCATCGTCTTCGCTTATACCTGTAGCAATTTGAAGTGTCCTAACTCGCCACTGTACTGCAGTTACATGACGGATATCGGGGTATTTCAGCCATTGCAGTAAAATGGGAAGAGTAACATTTGGATGGTGCGCACACGAAATAATTACACCCTTTTCCGCATGGGGAAACGTAGCAAGTAGAGTCAAAGTGTAGAGATTCGCGTGATTATTGGTCGATACTGCAGATAATGCGGCAATATCGTCAGTTCTACCCACAATATCCTGCAAAACCTCACTATTTTCAGTAGAATGTGCAGCTTCTCGAAAATCTATAGTGCCTAAAGCTAATTGCGCTTTATACTCATTCAATGTCATTTAAGCTTCTCCTTTTTCTCATCAATCCAATCTAAGAGCGTAGGTAATACTTCATATACCCTACAATCTATAGAACCTAACGCTTTTTGCACTGTATACTCTTCATCAGTCAATTTAGGGATTAATCGAGAAGCATCAACTAATGCACTAAATGCTCCCGAAGTTATTGCCTGAGAATGTCCGGATGCTAAATCAGAAGTAAAAAATAATTGGTCAGCATCATTTGGTCGAGGAAAAGGATAATGCAATACAAAACCACCTGCAGCGGTCAAAAGATTTATCCCATCTTCAGAAACAGTATAATAGCTCTTCATCTATAAATTATACAAATATTTGCACTTACTGGGTCATGATAATTTACAACAAAGTAAAAGGGTGGACCGGAGGAGATTCGAACTCCTGATCGCCCAGTTCGAGGACAGCGTAACCACTTGCTTACCGGCCCAAATAAAAAGCCCGCTTTTTAAGGCGGGCGCTCGTCAGCACAAAGACTGACAAGGTGTATCTTTGATTCACGGGATATTAATATAGTTCAGGAAGGTGGGGGAATTGAACCCTCGCGCCCCGAAGGGCGGCCTAAAGTATCCCTAACGTCTTCAATTCTTTCTTCTTCCATACTAATAATTTCTTCGGGAATTGCGACCATTTACACAGGTCTAAATCCGTCTGGTACCCCTTTACTTCAATATAGATATCCCAATCTTCCACATAAAAGTCCGGACAATAGGTAGCCGCTTTATCTGTTATAATATTATAATATGGAAAACGTGTAATGTTACGAGTCCACTGCACTTGTATCGCATCTAAATATTTAGCTACAGCAAGTTCCCACGAACCATCTACTAAAACGTTACCTGCAACGGAAGAAGAATACTTTATCTTTTTAGTTCTACCTGCAGTAGATTGCCACCCATTTTTATAACGCGCAATAATTTTCTGGCGTATAAGATTTTTAGTTTGAGTAGTATGCTGTTTACCTAAAAAAGATGGTATAATTTCACCCGAAGCGTGTTTACGCCGTAATGTATCTGCACTTTGAGCGACCTTACTCGAAGATTCTTTAGTTAATCCTTTATTCCAGCCACCTAAATTTTTATTTGGAATAAAAGTCTTCCCCTCTCCGTGAGTTCGCCACATATGGGTACCTATTCCTTTTATAGAATACTCTTTATTACATACAGAACATTTAACCATCAACCTTCCTATCGACGATACTTCTTCCAAGTTTTCACCCTACTGGACATCTTATGACGATGAACCCCAGAATGTTTCTTCTTCCACTTCAAATATTTCTGCATCTGCGGAGTATCAAGAAGATCTCCTAATGCCATACCCGCTAACTCTTTTTCATTAAACAACATGTGCACCTGCCGTGCACAATCATAGCAACACTGAACAACCTCTCGATTAGCCTTATGATTAGCCTTATGGCGCTGACGTGGAATAAGATGATGCTTTTCTACAGCATCATCTATTTGGCAAATTTCACACTTCATCACAAATTTGGTAGTACCGGGAGGAATCGAACCTCCTGTCTCTTGTGTATCAGACAAGGGCTTTAACCAATTAAGCTACGGTACTGTAATACGCCCGGATGGAATCGAACCATCGACGACCTGCATATAAGACAGGCTCTCTACCAACTGAGGTACAGGCGCAAAAATCTATTTCTTATTCTTAATCTTATGTCGACCAGTAGGCATCATTCCACGCAAAGCCTGTAGCTTCGCTTTGAAGTCGCCCGGAGCCATTGTTCCGAACATATCTAAGCCAACAAATACGCTTCGAACAACTTTCAGCGCATCCGGAAGATCTTTCCCTACACCGTCATACTCACCCCAAAGGCCCACCTCACCTGCGGCGGCATGGTCACACCGGTTTTCTGCGATACATCTACCGATTTTGTACATCGCTTGTTTTTCAGATGGAGAAGCAACTGCAACACCATATGCAATCATATCACCGTCAACTTCATTACCGACGTCACAAAAAGCGACGGTAATGCAAGGACGACGTTCATCATTTCTACAGAAGTAAGAATACTTCACTTTGCGGTCTGTCATAACATTTCTCCTAACATGATTAATGATTTACTCTCATTATGGCGGTAGTACGGAGAATTGAACTCCGATCTTCCGGGCGACAACCGGATATAATTGCCATTATACGATACTACCAATATTCAAGGAAGCGGCAGATCCTATTTAGAATGCGCCGAGCTGCCGAATCGAACAGCGGCTCCACCACAGCCAGTGAACGCACTGTGCTCCACAACACTTCAAATCTACCATGCTTCCAATATTTAAGGAATTATTTTCCTACTTGTTTATATATAAACTTATCTACATCAACCGTGCATTCTACCAGATTAACACTACACGCAAACTCTTTACCACATGCGTCACACATGTACCATTTTTTATCCGCGTCGAATCGGTAAGCTTCTTTGTAAGTCACTTTCACTGATGTATGTTTTTTGCAATGTGGGCATGCAATTTTTACGATTAGAAATTCACTTCCAATACCGACTGTTTTTGTTTTCATGGCTTTCCTTAAATTTGGAGGAAGCGGTGGGATTCGAACCCACGGACGCTATTAACGCCAATAGTTTTCAAGACTATCGCATTCAACCACTCTGCCACGCTTCCAAATTTGCTTCATATATTATACACTCAAATCAATCCCAAGGTTCCGCATAATCTTTCCATCCTTTGTATTGCGAATATTCATCTTTTGTATTTTCCCTAACTTCGTCAAAGGAATAAGTTTTCAGCATCTCTCCATTTTTGTATACAGGGACTAATATAGATCCGGACATACATCTTTTTAGAGATACGGTAGAAACGCAACCCTCACCTCTTTCGATTAGATCCAAACGACCTCTTTTGGAATTCTTCTTGCTATCAGTAATCGGCTCTTTGTAGATATCTACCTCTTCCCAATTAACTAAAGCCCAGCTTGCCTTGAATGCAAATCTTTGAGTATCTCTATCCAGCTTCTGTAAAAGGCCGCCACCCATGCCAAAAGCTATATTGTCTACACTGTATCCGCTTTCTGTTATCCTTCTTAAGATAAGGGGAATATCAAAATGCCCAATACCATCACCCCAAATAACTCTAACATGGTTTAGAACCTTGAACCCTTTTGAATTAAGTTGGAACCCAAACTTGCGGGACAAGATACCTAAAACCCTTATTGTTACATCCACAGGATCTCCCGAATCAGGACGGACAACGAGCATAGCCTTCATATCTATAACGTCTTGCCTTAGCTCGCCTCCCCATAGATCAGAACATGCCTCATAGATATCGTAAGAATCACTGACACAAGCAAAAATAGGATTATCTCCGTACTGTTCAATCATATTTCTAAATGCTTCAACCTCTCCATCTTTGCCTCGCATAGTCATAGTTGAGTGTTCAGAAGCCTCGATTGAAAATCCAGCCATATCGCAATCATAGAATCTATTAGCCATATCAATCCCGGCTATTGTATCAGATCCCATAAAAGAGGTCAAATGCGCGGCCCCGCCGATCATTGCCTGTTCTTGACAACTGGTTCCGCGACTTCCAAAGTCATGCAACTTAAACAAAACATCAGAAATATCAGAATCAGAAGTTTTCTCAAAATACTTCTCGATCACTTTCTTGGTGTACCAAGATCTTGTAGAGACGGTAATAGGATACCATAAACGAGATAAAATCGTTTCTACCCAAGAAACTATCCAAAAACACTCTGGGTCGGTGGAAGTAACGTCCATTAGGATATTTCCAGTAGGGATAACAGCGCCTTCAGGGACTGCTCTGATCTCGATAGGTAACTTCCCATCTAGGTCCTCAACAATATGCTTCCATCCTTTATAATTGAAAGACAGACCGTGTTTTGCTGCAAACTCCTTCATATACTCAACCTCTTCCATCGTAATACGTTGGGTTAAGTATTTCTTCATTATATACTGTAGACCGAAAAATACGGTCTTATCATGTTCGCCGCCACGCGATTCGAAATAACTGGACATAGCAGTAGTCCCTTTAGGATACTGCTTGAAATGTCCCAACTTGTAACTGTCTGTGTCTGTAACAACACTCGCGTGATTCTGATACATAAGGTTCTCCTTTTCAGCCATTTCTCTAACGGCCTAGGTTAATGAAGTAGTTTATGATGTGAATATGATCACTAAAAATTTCTTGTTCTTGCAATCCAATATCATTGAAAGGTATCCAGAGTGCCTCAAACGCATCATCTGATCCTTTCACAGAAGGTAAGGGGCCTCCCTGAGAAAGCTCAAAAAGATGTGCATGAGTTATGATACGTCCCCGTTGAGACCGCTTAGGATGATCAAATACCTTATCTGCGACAAAGGCACGACGCAGGAGTTTTTTAGATATACCAATTTTAGTCTCTTCATACAACTCTCTCACACTGGCATCAAAAATAGTTTCATTCGTCCCTACAAATCCTCCAGGTAAGGCCAATTTACCTTTGCCTGGATTTATGCCCCGGCGAACCATAAGAATATGCCCCGATTGGACTACTACGGCATCAGCAGTAACAAAGTTAACTGGAAATGGTGTACCTTTCCACCGAGCATTATATACCTCCAAAAAACTATTCTCTTGCGTAATATTATCATAGCGATCCGGGTTACTCTCCCGCCACGCTTTCATCCAGAGACTCATACCAATAGGTACATCATTGTCAAACGTACGCGGATGTTTATCAGGATCAAAATAATTTGCACGTATATCTGTACCATTGATCCCTCTATAGTTAGGCTGTTTCAGTAACGGCCACTGGGGAAAAAATGTCAAATATACAGAGCTATCATCTTTAAAATGCCCAATTAACTGCACCGTGGAATCATCTACAATCGATGCAACTATATTTTGGAGAGACGATATCCACGTAGTATCTGAATATGTATAATCTCTCAACGGTGCAATGATCACCCTATCCATCGATTCTTTAGGCAATACACCATGACCTAAACTGCAAAGAATCATATCTTTGCGTTCTTCAAACGTCCACGGATTCTTTGAATCGAGTGAAGTACGGTAGCTACCAACAGCAATAATAACAGTATTAGCGTTATCAAGTGCTTCTTCTACAATAGCTCTGTGGCCTGAATGGAAGGGTTGGAATCGTCCGACAAAGACAATGTAGTCTGACTTGGGCTTAAAATTCATCACTTTCTCCTTTTCAATTTCCTCTCTGGAAATCTATTTCGATTAATATAGACCCTTTTACAAAAATAGGGACCCTGAATTCGGCATCTTATGTATCCTGTTCCATCCATTTTTCAATATATTTGGGATCTATATCCTCATTATATTGACAATACTTAGTGCACCCTGGAGCCATATTTGTAATTTGCGTCTGTTCCCCCTCTGATAAAATAATCATAATGGGCTGATCCTCAGCGTCATATATAGTATCACCAATTTTTACCTTCATCGTAACTCTTCCTCTTTAATAAATAGGAGCGGAAGGACTTGAACCCTCAATTTCTTCGTTCGTAGCAAAGAGCCTTATCCAATTTGGCTACACTCCCAATATCTAAATAATCCCGTACACTTTTGTACCACTCTCTATCACGTGCAGTACGTTTCCTATGACAGTTCGCACAAAGAACTCTACACTTTGCAATTTCCTTCAAGAGACTTTTCCACGAAATCCAACTTACAAGATTACTTATCGACTGAGTTTTTGTAGAAGGATCAATATGATCAAACTGCAAACATTCTGGACGCGCTTCCGGACACTCTGTGCATGGATGGGATAATAAATACTCATATACCTTTTTACCCACCGCGTCACGTCGCGCTCTTGCCGCATCATGCCATTTCGCAGGATCCTCTTTATATATAGTTTGAGCATATGCAGATTGACACTCTTTACAATAAGACTGATAACGTATACTTCCATCAGCCTTCTTAATCTTCCCAAAATACTTTAAATCACGTATTCGCTTACACTTCGGACATTTCTTCTTTTTCGCCACCATACACTTCCTCTATTATATAAATACATCAGTATTTACTTACAATATAGTTCGAAAGTGTAAGCCAGAAGTTTTACCATTAAACTAGGAGGGCTCAAAATTATCTGCTGCTTCTGATAAAAGGAATAGTTGCTCCTTTAAATATCTGTGGGTTTCGGGGGCACTTTCGGGAAGTTGCGCATAGCCCTCGCCAATTCCCTCTGGAACATATATAGCTTTAAAGTCCCGTAAACGCTCTGTGATACTTTGTATATCTTCATCAATCTTTCTCTTGTTCTCATCCAATTTAGTATCAACATAAAAATCTCCTTCACCCATTCCAGGATATTTTTTCGTTCGAATACCAATCGAATTTGGTTCATCTCTAAACTCTTTTGCCATACCCCCAAAGCCGCTGCGTAAGTCGTTATCACCAAACACAAAAAGCACATCAGGGTGGGCCCGAATAAACTCACGAGTAATGTAGTTCATCATACCTCAAACATTTCTAACTCAGCAAGACACACGAACTTAGTACTGTTAATCACGGCATTAAAAGACTCGTGATAGTGGCCAAATATCCAAAACGCAGGTTGATGTGCTTTGAACATTGCAGACAATAATCCATCACTCGTCCGATTACGAAGAGGGGGCATGTCCCCTTTCGCAAGAATAATATCTCTTATCTCCGAAGGGCAATCATGTGACACCACAATCGTAGGTTTAGAAATACCATAAAGTTCAAGAATCTTCTCAAACTTCGACTCAGCAATTTCCTCATCTGCCCACCAAAGAGGCGGCGTACCAGGGTTCAATAACATTTCATCTTGACGCCACTTATAGTCAACTGAATACCCTCCTGCGACAAAGAAAATACCTTCTTCAGTAACTCCATAATCGCCCAAGCAATTAGGATGCGCATTAGCCTCTTTAGGATCATCATGATTTCCTCTAATAAAACGATGATCCATATCCCAAGGTGCGCGAGGTTTCTTACGCCTACTAAAGCCAAAACCGCAGTCACCTACTTGAATGGACTTTTGTGGCGAGATCTTTCTAATTATCTTGAAATAGCTCGGCCACTTACCATGTATGTCACCAATAAAAATCATTTGCCTATTATCTTCGAAAGGCCCAAAGCTACCTGAACTCTTATCTCATTACTTGACATAAAACATTTACGCGCCCCACAATTGGGCCCTTTAGCAGTATATGCGTCCGTTGGGCAATAATATCCGGGATATTGCGGATAAAACTTTAGCGATCTACCACAATATCTACAGCGTAACCTAAGAAAACGATACACCATGATAAATATTTGCTTCATGTTAATTATACAAACAAATTCTTACATAAGTGCAAAAAAAAATAAAGTCGGTGCTGGGTAACGCTCCCTACTTATGAAAGTACTTACGGAAATCTTCTGCAGAAGAACCAGTCATAACTTTCTTACCTTCCTGCGCGTTAATAAATTCCATAAATTCTTTAGCGAATTTTCCCTTTACCCGTTTACGTCTCCACCAGGCCATCAACTGTTTACCCCGTAATATCATAGTAAATAAGACGGAGATAAGAAGGGTGACAATAGCGAGAAGTGCACCAGAAAAATTCCCTAAACGTATAATTATGTCTTCAACCATTGGTAATACTCTCCGCGTTCTGCTGAACGTATCCTATGACAGTTAGCGCACACAATATCACACTTCTCAATCTCTCGTAAAGTAGTCGCCCACGAGCATCGCCGAATTAAATATGATACATTATGTTCCTTCGTTGATGGATCACGATGATCAAAATCTAATACAATCGGATTAGTTTCGCCGCAATCTAAACATTTACGTTCTTCCAAATACGCCCGCAACTTGTTTAGATTACGGTGCTGAAGATCCTTCCGCCTTTTACGATACTTTACCTTATCGCGCGTTCGGTAATGCTCTAAATAATATTCCTTCCTACATAACCTGCACCAATCTTGTAATCCATCAGGTCTGCGCTTATTATTCCCGAACATCGCAAGGGAGCGCACTTCAGTACATTTCGAACACTTCTTCTCTTCCATAGTCAACCTCCATTATGTTTCTTCCAATCCTAATATAGTTCGGAAGAGATATAATGGAGCGGATAGAGGGATTCAAACCCTCACCCTCTGGTTGGAAGCCAGACATGCTAATTCATTAACACCATATCCGCGTATCAAAACTATGGAGACAGAACTCGGACTTGAACCGAGATTTACTGAGTTGCAATCAGTCGTCTTTGCCAATTGGACCATTCCATCAATTTGCTGCGGTAAGGATCGGCTTTGCACCCAGCACCTCGACCAGTATTCCCTGGCAACACACAGAGGGGAATACCTCTATGTTGTTCCGCAATGTTTGGTGGCTCCAGGAGGGATCGCACCTCCGACGCCGAGATCTTCAATCTCGCGCTCTACTACTGAGCTACAGAGCCAAATATTTATCGAACATGGAGCCAACCATTCCTACTTAAGTTGGCTCCCCCAAGCGCTGCGGGAGTAGGCGAGGCAGTCTTTTGGGTGTTCGAATTATCCTTTCAATCGTGCAATATCTGAGTCAACCATTTCAGCAATCATATCCTCAAAAGAAATCTCAGGTTTCCAATTCAACTTCTTATAAGCCTTACTGGAATCACCTAATAGCATATCAACTTCTGCAGGACGTACAAATGCTTGATCTGTGACCACAAAATCTTTATAATTCATACCACAACAACTGAACGCAATGTCACATAATTCTGCAATTGAATGCGTTTGTCCAGTTGAGATTACATAATCATCGGGTTCATCTTGTTGCAACATTAACCACATCGCGCGAACAAAATCTTTTGCATGTCCCCAATCACGCTTCGCATCAAGATTCCCTAAACGCAATTCGTGATGCAGCTGCAACTTAATTCTGGCAACACCATCAGTTACCTTGCGAGTAACAAACTCTAATCCCCGACGAGGACTTTCATGATTAAACAAAATCCCAGAGCTTGCATGCATACCATAACTCTCACGATAATTCATTGTGATAAAATGTCCATACACCTTTGCCACGCCATATGGAGAACGTGGATGAAATGGAGTAGTTTCACTTTGAGGTGTCTCATGAACTTTTCCGAACATCTCCGAAGACGATGCCTGATAAAACCTAATTGTATCGTCTATCTTATGAATCGCATCAAGAATTCGGGTAACTCCTAAACCCGTACTCTCAGCAGTATAAATGGGCTGCGACCAACTTGTAGGTACAAATGACATCGCCCCAAGATTATATACTTCATGTGGACGATATTTATGAATTGCATCCATAATAGATGCCTGGTCTAATAAATCAAGCTGTACAAGCCTAACCTTATGCTTAATATGTTCGATCCTCTCAAACGACTCAGTAGAAGAACGTCGAACAGCCCCAATTACCTCATACCCTTTATCAAGAAGAAGTTCTGCAAGATAAGAGCCATCTTGACCCGTAATACCCGTGATTAATGCACGTTTTGCCATAATTTTCTCCTATTTAGCCGACTTTTCTCTTAATTTCTTTGTCACAAACTCTGTAGCAATAGAGTCAAGATCAAGGGAAGCTAGCATTGCCTCGACCTGAGAACCATAATGATCCTTTAAATACTCCTGTAAAACGGCACGAAGCGTCTGTTCTCTAAGGTACCAATCTGCGCTAAAAGATTGTTGCACTGTATGAAGTAACTTCGCTTCTGTAAAACATTTAGCAAGGCTCTCCTTCACGAGAAGGTGTAGTTGTACAGCGACTTCATCGCGTACAAGAGAGCGAAACTGCCCATCAATCATGTCTCTAATCTGTCCACGAAGCTCATCGTCTTCAATAACGTTCACTTGAATAGGCATTACACTCTCCTTACATGTTTCATTTCTTTGCCCGTAATTTATGGTACTCTAATTCATCATTCTCTTTCTGCAACCTTCTGAGATTTTCAGACATGTAATAACGCCAACATCCCCGACACATGGCTCGCGGATCACGCTTACCTTGATATCGGGGATGTATAGGACACTTGTCTACTTTCTTCACTTTGTACCAACCATACTTTGCTAAAGGGTTATACCCTCAGTATTGACTTTTTAGAAAACGAGGTAACCTACGAACGTCGCACCGAACACGATAATCACATCAAGCCAGTTGCCGCCGCGAGGATCGAGAAAACGATTATCCCAACCTTTCTTATGATTCAGCTCGTCAAGTAATTCAAGCCCCAGCGCACCGATCAGAGTAAATAGCGCAGCAAGAGTTGCCGACATGCCAAAAATGGCCATCATTGTAGCAACTGCACCATAACATGCGAGTGCACGGACAACAGAATAAATATCAGGTTTAGTTGTAAAGATCATTAGTGATCCCTCCTATCACAAGTTAATTAATTAGCAGCTATAACTACTATATTAATATAGTCCTCATTTTGGTACCGGGGACAGGATTTGAACCTATATATTCCTGATTCACAGTCAGGCGCTTTACCATTAAACTACCACCGGCATTATTTAGAGGCGCCTCAGCGGAATCGAACCACTTGCTCTACCAGAGCTAACCGAGGATTCGAACCTCTCGTAGGAGCTACCCACTGCGACCTAACGTTCGGCGCCTAATTTACTATAAGCCGCGCCAGCGGCTATCACAAGGTATATCGCGTATACGCATATTCACCTCAATTAGTTTGGAGGCTCCTCAAGGATTCAAACCTTGGATCTATCGGTTAACAGCCGATTGCTTTAACCACTAAGCTAAGGAGCCATAAATTTTAAAATGGGCCGTCTGAGATTTGAACTCAGGTTAACGGATTAAAAGTCCGCTACTCTAACCAGGCTGAGTTAACGGCCCGTTATAGGTCCCCTGAGACTCGAACTCAGATAATCCAGTTTAGAAGACTGGTGTCTTTCCAATTAGACTAGGGACCCGTAAGGCTTCCTGTGTCTCTTTGGTTTTCGTTTTCTCATAACAATCTTCCTACTATACTATCTTAAAAAGGTTCAGGGTAAAGGTTACCCCAAATTATCCAATACATCGCAGGGTCGGTTGGATCATATGCTGCGACACTACAACCACCATCGGTAGTATCACTCACACCATCCACATCTTCGGGAATATTTATATCCCAAGGATCTTCATCTTTAGGTGTAGCATTCATCGAACCATCGATTCCGCCACCGATATATCCTTGCTCACCACCCCAAGTATAATCTGCTGCTGCAGATGAAGGAAACAAACACAGGCCAAAAACAAGAACGATAATAAACAGTAACAAACGTTTCATAAAAATAACTCCTATTTGTAACCTCAGTATAAGTTCAATGGTGCGTCGGGATGGATTCGAACCACCGCGTCTTTCAAACCCGGTCTACAGCCGGGCGCATTCAACCACTCTGCCACCGACGCATATGCGGGCAGTCCAGGAATCGAACCTGGCCACGAGGTTTTGGAGACCTTGTCGCCTGCCTTGGAACATTACCACCCGAAATTAAATAGTCAGTCTATAGAAGTATTCCAACAAACCCAAGTGCACGTGGCGGGAGTCGAACCCGTCTTCTATAGTCATTTTTTATAGCCCAGGGAAGATTCGAACTTCCAAAATTTGGTTTCTAAAACCAACATGTCTGCCATTCCATCACCGGGCCGCAATTTGGTCTAGATAGCAAGATTCGAACTTGCACCACACGGACCCAAACCGTGCATGCTGCCGTTAAACACCATATCTAGATATTTAATCAACGCATTTAATGTCTTCCCTACCGGCACCTACCCAAAGGGTATGCTTCCGAGTCAGTACAAAAGCCTTAAGATGATCCACAGACGTTACCTGACGTATTCTATAACGTTCATAAGATAATAGCCCAGATCGCGCCCAATTATCTAAAGTATCTCCAAGGTAAGGACGTCTACCATTTGAAAATACATTCAACAAGTAATGATGTTCACCACTACCTGTGATGGTTAAAATGAACTGCCTTTCACGTAAAGTGCCAAGCGCTCTCTGAACAACGAATTCTTTTTTAGTCATCCTGTTCTACACCTAGAAATATTTATAGTGGCGGGGGGAGGAGTCGAACCACCAACCTTCTGCGTATGAGACAGACAAGCTACCATTGCTCTACCCCGCCAAAAATCTTAATACCTTTGAATCATTATCTAGTTACTCCGTACTCTCTACCAAATTCAAGTAATTTTTCTTCAGAATATATACCAAAATTATCTATAAATTCACCATCTTTTTGTGGTGCTGCAAACCTAATTTTCCAACAACGTTCGCAAAGCACTTTCGGCTGCTCTTCTCCAGTATAATCAGGGTGCTCTGAACACGGGGTCAACTTATGCTGACTATGTCCGAGATCAAGCCAATTCTTCCAAGTAAAAAACCATCCAGCAGTACAATGTGAACAGATAAAATCATCTCTATCATACACGGAAATATCTCGATATATTCCTTTATCTACGCACTTCTCACACATCACAACACGTATGCCGAGAGCCTCTTGAACCTTATACTCCTTCACAGAATCAACTCTAATAGCCGCCTCCTTGTAGCGATAACGAACTAATGGCATATTCAACGGTCCACCAATCTTCCGTGCATGTGATCTTATCTGCGAACGAGCCAACATCAACAAATCCTTTTTAGCATATGTGCCGCTTTTTAACTATTATACCCTTAAAGGTATTAGCGAGGTCAAACTTTTCAGAATCGTACAATATTTAAATAGTTCGAAACTGCCCAAATTATTTCAAGTACTTTGACCCAATCAAATCCTTATAATGTATAATGATAAAGAGAGAGAGAGGAAGAAATATTACATAATATGAAGGAAACGTTCAATGGAACCCAGAAAAGATTACATTAGTTGGCCAGAATTATTCATGAAGATGGCTTACCTCGTCGCAGAAAGATCAAAAGATCCTAGCACCCAAGTAGGGGCAGTCATCTGCAACCAAGATAATATTATAGTAGGCATGGGTTATAATGGTATGCCTAATGTGCAACCTGATAAACCTGGAGTGCAAGTTAACGATAAATTATTTCCCTGGGCTTCTGAGGGAGAATATCTTGCTACGAAATATCCGTATGTCTGCCATGCAGAATTGAATGCAGTACTCAATACACTCGACCGAAGTCAACTCAAGGGTGCTACACTATTTTGTACCTTGACACCATGCAATGAATGTATGAAGATAATTAACCAAGCAGGAATCACTACAGTAGTTTATGCAGACGGTAAATACAACGACAAAAACTTCACACTCGCGGCATTTAACTTAGCTGATCGAACAGGTGTAAAGATCGTATCATATGCCGATTACGTCGGATAAAGAATTTGTCGTACAGATGGTATTGGGTACAATAAAGATGCCCGAAATAACTGACGCCGCGCGTGCGCAGGATAATCCTGCCATCCTAAATATGATTTTTCGCTACGCATTGGATAATATGCGCAACATACCATATACTAAATACGATTCAATTATGGCACTGCTCTATAATAATGCACATACCCCATTAGCCATTCGTAATTTTCTCTACAAGAATTATAATATGCAAAGGGTGTACGGAGATCAACGGTGACTGATAAAGAGATCCTCATCCAAATGGCATTGGGTACATTCGATCTAAAAGAATTGGGGCATATATCACACGCCTCTACTAATCCGAAAGTTTTATCTGCCGCAGTAGATTTCTATATAGGCGTATACGATAATTGTGTGACATACATTGTAGGCAAAGATATATTCTATAATACTGACTTAGGTATTCACATTACACCAGAATATTTTCGAGGAGTATACGGACACTTCGTACGAAACCTTCACCTCGATACGCAAGATTTGATACGTCTCCGAAACCGTTTTGGTGAATTTAGAATAAAGTATGACTGATAAAGAAACACTTGTACAACTTGCATTAGGCACCTTACCTATGGAGAACTTTCTCAATATCGTTCACGAAGCTACCAGTAAGGAAGTGTTGTTGCGGGCAGGAAAATTGTTTGCATCGATGGGGAATGCAAAAGAAGGAAAAGATGCAGATGCGATCACGAACGCCTTTTTTGGTAATCCCCATACTCCTACAAAATTGAAATCTTACATCATGGCAGCAAGACAACTACAGGTAATTATGGCGAATAGGCGGCTGGGTGCGTTTCCCCGCTTTCATGCGTGCGCCGCACAAAAGTCGGTAGATAAGACATACAAAGAATTGTTAGAAGATGACTAACAAAGAAATACAAATACAGTTAGCATTAGGTACACTACCTCTACAACAGGTATGTGAATGCTTACAAAGACTAGTAATAAATGCGGAAGAAAAAGAAAATATAGAAGAACTTTATGAAATATTTAAAGACTCTGAAATACATGAAGAACGCCAACCGTGGCACGGATACTCAATGGTAGTTAGTGCATTTATCAATAATAGTGATACTCCTCTACCCATCAAGCAAGCATTAGCAAAGCATATACAATGGGGGCGGTAATGTCATCAAATGAACTACGTGCACAAATGGCTCTCAGAACATTAAAGATAGATGGGCACCTACTCGATGTAATTTATGCTGAAACAAATATAAAAGTACTCTTTATGATCGACGCCTATTGCAAGTCCCACGATCCTAAAGGATGGACACGGCACGTAAACAATAAAGCGCGGATACGCTTTCAAAACAGGCGCCTAATAGCTCAAAAGTGTCGTACGGAAGTTGGAGAAAGAATAGTACAGGTGCTCAGGCAGGCAAATACAAGTATCCATATATCATGACTGATAAAGAAATTCATACCCAAATAGCATTAGGGACACTTCGAATAAACGAAGGTTTAATTGACGAAATCCATAGAAGCACTAATCGCACACTCTTAAAGGCTATTCTACAATACGCAAGAGAAATGGCAAATATGGACGAAATTGGGTACGCGAGCACCGACACCCTAATTTTAGTAGGTATGTGTCAAGGCGCATCCTATTCACGTTTACGTGCACTTAATGCAATGGAATCCAAACATGACTCTTAACGAAGTCAAAGCACAAATGGCATTAGGAACCTTCTCCCATAAACAGTTCGTTATACTCGCCCACCGAACATGCAACGTCGAAATCATTGAATTCCTTTTCAATAACCTACCTAAAAATTTAAGTAATATTCTCAACGCAATTTATTACAACCCCGTTACACCCACACCCGCACCCACACTTTCACCGACTACCGTGCACTCACGGCAGTCATTACAGAAGATATAGATTCTCTCCGTTTCTTTGAACGTCACCTACCATTATGACTAAGAACGAAATCAAAATCCAAATAGTCCTCAATACTCTACCCGAAACTTTTCTACCTGGAAAATCATCTCTGAATACAGTAACCTTCAACTATCCTTCGTATTCTACCAATACCTCTGCAAACATTGCGACTGCGTTCTCTTAATTCCCGACTCTCTCGGTAACCCTACAATCCTTAGCTCACGTATCAATACTTTACTATGGTGGGCTAAGAAAGAACAAAGCCACTAAGCACAGATTCTCCCGACTTTAACATCTTTGGCGCTGTTCCCCCTTCTATTCGCGGGTTTCCTTCCTTAAAAAGCCATTAACACGCGGCATATCCATACCTACAATCTATACTATTTTTGCCGCTTAAGTCATTACTACTAAACGACCCGGTTTTGCAATTTTATGGTCTACTATTTACCGTCCACCGTCTTGGGTGGGGTCGGTGCATCGCTACCAGTCATCTATTATTTTAATTATACTAAAGTAATCGCGAATACTTTTTTAATTAAAAAAGTTAAATAAGTAATCGCGATTTTAAACCTTTTGCGATCAGTGATGTCCCCGGGATGGCACATTGCAACTTATCGCGATTGTCGCGATAAGTGTGTTGAAATTTTAATATAAACATTACTGGTGACATTTGCCAGCAAAAGGTCAAATTCAAAAATTTTGCTCGCAAGTTAAATTACCCCCTGGGTGTCTAGTGGTAATAGTAGAGTATTGTATTCATTTCGCCCCGGGGTGGGGTAGTTTAATATAAAATAACATAAGAAATTTTGAACGTATGTTAAAATATAAATGTATAATAAACATAGAGAGAAAATATGTAGAACATTTAATATGTAGAACATATTAAAATAACATATTATAATATGAACGTATGATGTATTTAATATGTATAATAAACATAGAGAGAAAATGTAAACATTGTATCTTATATTTCATAACATCTTAATCGAAAGGACATAGTATGAATTCTATGTCAGAGCTCAAGACAGCTTTAGCAGCTGGCTCGAAGAACAAGAAGAACAACTCGACAAAGAATGCGAGTTGGTACAACAAGCAACGTCAGCTACACGTTGGCGAGATGTCAAGTCATGAGGATGTATCAGTTCGTCGAGCAGTCGTCGAAAGTGAATGTTGCGCTGTAGGCGTTCTCAAGACACGTATCGAGGTAGAAACAGATAGCGATACGTTGAGAGCTATCTTGACTCATGTCAGTCTACCAAAGAAGCAGCTAGCTGACTTCTGTGCAAGCTCAAGAGTAGATCAGTTCTCTGACGATGCTGAGTTGATCAGTTACATTCGCTCGACTCTAAATGTCTAAGATGATTGGAGATGAGATGATCATAGGAAGATCATCTTGTTTCTTATACTAAGGAGGATCGATGATGTGGAAAAAAGATCTCACAGATAATCAAGTCGAACTGATCAAAAAGAGATGTGATGGCATACATGAGAAGATGTGCAAAGAGTTAGAGACTGACCCAGACAATGCCCAGAAACAGATTGAAGTCTGTGGATGGGAACAATTCTGTCAGAACATTGGCTGTAAAGGTTACGACTACAGTTAAGGAAGGAGGATCTATGGACAACTTGGGTGACTCTAGGAAGATCAGAGGAGCATTGAAGGCAATCACTCTAATGTTGATAGCGCTTCGCTTGAGACAGAAGGTGAAGATAGGCCCATTGACGAGACCAGGCGAATCAAGAAAGGTTTGACATGACCAGAGAAAAGAAGCCGTAGGAAGTTTTTCAGTAAGGGGTGCTGGGCCGATCCGGGTAGACTAAAGGAGAATAAGTGAGATGACTCACCAAAAATAAATAATATAATTTGAACTTATTGATTATAATAAGTGTATAATAATCATAAGAGAGAATTATATCTATAAACAATACGTTAGACGTTTATCATGTTCCAAGTTTCAAAACACCTCTAAAAGGAAGGACATATTATGTCCGACAACAATGAAGACCGCCCAAACACAGACGAAGCGATGGGATCGTTGAAAGCCGCTCTGCGGACAACGAAGAAGACATCGAAAGGTAGCAAGACTCCGCAGATCTACAATGCAGAGCGCATACAATGTATCAAGGACCTGTCGCAGGATCCTTCTGCCGTCGTCCGGATGGCTGTCGCGGGCAACGAGAATACGCCGACGAAGATTCTTGGCGATCTCCTTAGCTGGGAGACAGACGTTGACGTTCTGCGAGAGATTCTGATGAATGCGAAGACACCGAAGAAAGCCATCGTAGCCTTCGTAGAGAGCGATGATGATCGAGCCGATCAATTCGACGGCGAAGAGGATGTCATCAAGTTCATCCGTTCGCAGATCATTGCATAGACAGATAAGCGGAGCGCGATAGTCAGGCGCTCCGTCGTAGAGGGAGGACGTGTGGGAAAGTCCTCCCTCGTAAAATGTAGTGTCTTAACACGTGGACACTGCTTACTCCTTTCCGCAGAAGAAGGCGGGCGAATAATGACGCCCGCCTTCGTTTAGTTTAGGAGAACAAATGATAAGAGTTATGACGTTCACAGACACGTTTGGGAGTAACTTCAGAGAGAAGAGTGCGGCGCAGGTAGCTGAAGCATGGATCAATGAAACGAATGCAGAGGTGATATCAATCTCCACGGATCGTAACTTCACCGCACGTAATTTCGGATTAGTTGTGTCGGACACAAAAACGGTATTGACCATTGTTGCAAAAGTAGGAAAGAACTACCCAGTGTAGTACTCGGGACCATGCTCCCGGAAGATACGTGGAAATCATGTTTACTTACTCGGTTCCATGCTCCCGGAAGATTCGTGGAAATCATGATGTATTAGAACATTAGCGTTTTCGTGTGGGGATAAAGTGTCCCGTTTTGTTAGAATAATACAAAAGGGATATAATTGAAAATTCCTACATATTTTTACAAGAAAGTGCAAGCATCTTCACTCAAGAGGGGAGGGTTGTAGTATTGACCGTTGTTAGTATGCAACGACTTATACATTAATACTTCCACTCAGCTCTTCTATATGGAGGGCTGGAATGAGAGTATTAACATATAATATAAGGAGATACCTAGTGATCCAAGATTATGTACCAGGAACAGTGGCAATAAGTTACGCCATAATGTACATAATTCCAATAGCCTTGCTATGGAATATACGTACGTGGCTCAAACGTATTGCTTCTCTGAATGGATATGAAGATCCTTCAGACACCATTGACGACTCTCTCAATGTAGATAAATAGGAGGGAGTTATGACAATTTTTCAAGAGACAGCTATACTATTAATCATCCTAAACATCCTCGTAGGTGTGTTAATCGTTTTCTCTGCAATCATTTATGGTTGGATTAAACGAATAGCAATTCAATTAGGGTATGCGAAACAGGAAACACCTAAACCTAAAACAACAGACAACAATATCATCATTGCAGGTATTGTCATTGCCGGGATCATCAGTATTTTTGTTTGGTCGACTCAGTAAGGCCGTGTACTGTGCTACTTGACCGTTGTTTAACTACAACGAGTTACGTTGGCTGTATGTGATTGACCGTTGTTGTATACTAACGACTTATACATTGTACTTTCACTCAGTCTATCAGCAATGGTAGGCTGGAATGAGAGTATTATAACGAAAGGAGTTACCTCTAATGACTTGCCAAGATTCTGAGTACTTACTAGGATGGCTTACTAAAACCTTCCCTGAAGAATATGGTCAGGCCTTTCAAAGTGCTCTTCCTAAAGAGAATACAGGATACGACTTCGGGGGAACCGAAGCTCCTTTCTGTGATGGACTGACAATAGTAGATATCTCTTCACCGATGGATCCTTTCTTTACTCGACAAAAAGGTTATCCTCATGTAAAGGAAAAAGAATACATTGAAGGTGATCTATGTGAAAAGTTGACCTTACCTCCTGTGCAGTTCATCAACGTCAGCTCTTTATTGTCTCCATTAACATTCAATGATAATTGGAAGGATGCCATCACAGATAACATTGATAGGGCATTGCTTCCAGGAGGTAAGGTAAGGTTGCAGGACGACTATCACCTTGTTCGATCTATACAGCAACGTCTTAAAGAGAAAGGTTATGGGATTGTATGGGAGAAAACAGAACGATTGGAAAAAGATCCAGAACTCATTTGCGAAGACGAAGACGATGAAGATGAAGTCTACTGGGATATAATCATGCAGAAGGAGTCACCAAGTGAAAAGGTACGAAGAGTACAATGACCAGGTGAATATGGTCTTGAAAATGATCATGGCTGGGAGTCTCCTGTTCATAGCTATCCGTTTAGGTTACCTAGTTGAGAAACTGGACACAATGAACGAGATAGCACTTGCACATTCTAACTTAATATGTATGCTAGCGGAGAATCTGCTCCCGTAGAAAGGAGACACCTCTAATGAATGATGAATCTCTTGTTGAGAAACATATCTTCGGAGACGAGAAAGACTTCGTTAGTAAACAAAAGTCCTCATCTGCGGTCAAGGTCTATGACCAGTTATGTTATGGTCTGCCTCTTGCTTTGAGAGGTAGGGAGTTCAATGAGGTCGAAGCACGGTGCGTGAGTGCGTTCCTTATGACACTCCGCTACGACTTCCAACATATTAATACCCTCCGAGCTATCTTCGTCTATATGAATGACGGAGAGATTAGACGGGAGTGGGTTAACTATCTTATGGGCGATGAAGGTTACACCAATTACTTCTGGACAGAGATGAAAGAGATCAAGAGTCGTATTCATGACAGCCAAGAGAGTACGACTATGCTCGATACAATCATAAAGGTGCTCTTCAAAAGAAAGGATCGGAGATGAGCCTCTCGGTAGCAGATGGAACAGAAAAATCCATCAGAGTGTTAGACGCCTGGTGCTATGCAAGAGAGATGGGCTTACCTATAAACATGATAGTGATGAATGACAATGGAAAAAGAGAACACATATGGACCGTTGCAGACGCCTTGGCCTATATGATCTTCTTACATGGAAAGAGGGAGTATGGCGCACTATCTTATACAGTTGGTAGGTTAAAATATGAACGATTATGAACAACAGTGTGCGGTGTTAAGCATACTGAGAAGGTGGTGGAATGTTGAGAGTGACTCCGAAGCAGATAGGAGAGACAAAGCAGTTCAAGACATCCTTAAGTTGTTTAAGGAGGAAGAATGAAAGCCCCTAACATAGAAGGACATAAGTTATTCTGGACGTGTATAGCTCTCGGTTGTGGTATGATAACATCGTGGACATTCGGTTACACTCTACCTGAAGGTGTAACAGTATCATGTCTCATCTTTCTCTTACTTGATCCGGAATGGAGTGACCGGGATGAAGAATAGAGACTGGTCTAAGATACTATCCACAACGTCTATTGGCATCTCAGCCATTGCGATTATAGTTTCCCTCATCACTGTGAGTCAGGCATATCAAACAATCGAGAGGTTGGAAGGTGAGATAACTACTTCAATGAGGTATTGGCCAACCAATGACCTACCGATCGATCAAGCACCTATCGCCAAGCAGGCTCGGTTACGTTATGAGGCTGATTCGATTCAGGCTTACAATGAAGTGGAGATTATGAAGGCAACAATCAAAGCAGTGAAACGTCAGCAAGCGATAAAAGATTCCATGAACCTACTATAAAAGAGGAGGTGATATGAGATTATTCACAGTGAATTTAATAGATAGGCGGACAGGAAAGGTAGCGTACACTGCGGATGCTGTTCCGTTAGATAATGTCAATGAGGTTGATGTTATCTCCATTGATGAGATACTCAATAGAGAATCCCATTACTATTGGTTTAATGGAGGGAGTAGTAATCGTGGTGACGATGGAGAGTTCATGGGAATTATCCAAACGATTGACTTCCTTGTAGAACAACACATCATTACATTAGCACTTGGTACGGTTATTAATCTCCATGAACAAACAGACCAGACATATATATGGGATCCTTCCTCTAAAAGATAGGAGATGAAATGACCAACGGTGCGAGAATAATGCGTAACACTCGAATGACTTCGGCGGTTATCCTGGTAGGTGCAGCTCTGTCTTACATTCCAGGAGCCGCATCGAAGCCAGAGTGTGTCATCATCTGTCTTCTCGTATGGATCGCAATGCAGCAGGGATTTAACAAGTAAGGAGTTGTTATGAATGTGTTAGCGGGTATTGGTATTCTTGGTATATCAGGAGGCGTAATAGCGAGCCTTGCTGTACTCAGAGGTTGGGTATTGATAACTCTTTGGGGTTGGTTCTTAGCACCTCACTTTGGTCTCTCTATGATATCAATGCCTATTGCCATCGGGATATGTCTTATCGCGGCGCTTGTCACTAAAGACATCCCAGTGATGCTTAAGGAGCAGTACTTGGACAATACGATTCATCCACTAGTCCTTGAGTTTACACAGCCGTTCCTATTGTTACTCACCGGCTATTGTGTTACCAAGTGTATCTAAGGAGGTGATATGATAAGAATCAAATCCATATTACCATGGTTAGTCATATGGAGAGTAGTGCAAATAATGTTGTTTATCGCGTTCACATTTATAATATCAGGTGAACCTGTATTTACATATATACCTATGACGCGTGTTGAACACATTTTCCTTGCTCTTCTATTATACATTGCTATCGCCAAAAAAGAAGGATAAAACACTATGGCAGAGGACATAGTTATCAGCGAGAAAGATTTGACCGCAGCAGTTACTAAAGCATTGGATACGTTTGAAGATAGTCCAAGTACGTTACACATTCAAAGTGGTTTTGATAGATGTGTCACGCTTATCGTACATTGTATCAAGGTAGCGAACGCAAAACCGAGTGAGGCACTACTTAACCGTAGTAAAATAATATCTCTTCCTAAAGGAGACTGAGCTATGAGGTGTCCAAAGTGTGAAGGCACTACAGTAAATAAAGAGGACGGTAATCATTCTGTGTATCTGCGCAAAGAGAGTATCGGCGATACAAGTGATATATGTGATGAGTGCGAGACTTGGAAGTGTGCAGGATGTTCTACAACTTTCTATGTTCCAGCACCTGTACCTCCTGATCCTATTCCGCTGACTTGGCGCGAGTTACTATTACATCTTCAGACTATATCGGACGAGGAACTTGATTGGGATGTTCAGATCTTTGATGAGCGCGCTGATGCCGTTGATGAAGAGGAAACCCAAATGAGTCCCAATCTCATAATGATAGCTAATGATGGTTCGCTTCACATTAGGTAACCGATAGCCAAGACAGAAAATTATTGACGTGCCTATTAAAGAAAAGGGGAAATGATGCCGGAAGGAGATAGATGAAACAATACATAGTCGAAATAGTAAATCCTCTCGATATCGACGCAGTTGATGATGTGCGTGATGCCGTTATGGACAACCCTATTACATTTAATATTTTAGTAAAAGTGTTCGATGTGGCAGGCAAGGCAACAGACGCCCAAATCATTGCACAGGTACGGCGACAGTGGGGAGGAACTTTAGCCATCACAGATGAAGCGGATTTCAGAATTATCCGACTTGGAAATATGCCATCGATAACAATGCCGTGTGGGGATGAAGAAAAATGAGTCACGATACTTAATAAAGGAGAAAGCATATGGCCGATTCGAGTAAGGCAACTGTTGATACATACTTCGATGAAATTGATGAGACTCTTATAGACCTTCTTACCTCGAAGCTACTTACACCATTTCAAAAGAATCGAATACTGGGAGTGCAAGGTGACGTTAAGAAGCTCCGAAAGATGTGGAAAAGAAAAAAGTAAGGAGAGTTTATGTGTACGAAAGCAGGACCAGGCCCAGATCAACCACGTCCAGCAGTGGTAACTGATAAGCAGCGAGCGCAGCAAATTCAAGATACGGTGGAAGCACTAACAACAGAAGTTACGTGGCTCGCACACACTACACCTGTAACCAAATGTGATCCCCAGCTCAGTGACTTCGAAGCATACCTGAAAGCTACGCAAATGCGACTAGCTAAACTTCAGGAAATGATTCAACCTTGGCATACGTTCAGAATAAGCTGAGGGGTAACATCTACAACATTGCATATACCGAAGGCAGCGATACTAAAGTGCAATACTTCACGGCTATTATCGCTACGAGTGAAAAAGAGGCATTGCAAATTGTAAAAGAAACGCTACACGCACGGGGAATAGATGAATACACAATTCAATACGTGGAGAAAGCGTAGAGTGAAAGCACTCATCATACTTATAGTATTGATTGCGGGGAACGCATACGCATTCGATCCACCCGTAAATGATCCGTGGTACTTCCAAAGCGACAATATGCCTACGTTTTGGGTACCTGATAAAGCTCAACACTATTGGGGCTCTTACGCACTCAGTGAAGTGGGACAAAAATATATTGGAGAGTACACAGGACCGGCAGTAGCATTTACGTTAGGGTTCTTATGGGAAGCGGGAGCAGAGCAGGTTGGCTTCTCCTACCGAGATCTAATAGCAGATGGGATAGGAGTATTGAGTTCACTGGTGAACAAAAATAGAATGACGAAGCTGTGGATGGATTACTCCACTACAGATCGTACAATATTCCTATACGTGTCAATAAAAAGATAACACATTGTAAAGTTTTTCGAACTTTGCAAATAATTTAAGGGTATAATAATTGAAAGGAGTTTACGCATGCTTGCATTTTTCCTGATCTCAGGTGTGATTTCACCAGCATTATTAATGGGATTGCTCTACAGTAGAATCACAGAGCAACATGATATCACAGAAGATCTTGAATGCGTAATCCAATCAAAAGAAGATGCCCAACGAGAAGTACGACAAAGAATATTACACCATCCACTCTTTTGGCTATACATTCTTTTCGTATGTGTAGTATGTGGATCAGGCCTATTAGCGTATAACGTTTTCGGATTAGGTGATCTAATTAACATATAAGGATAGTGGTATGAAATTCATGCATAAATCATCACCTTACATGAGTATCGGCGATATGTTCACAGTAGCGATTGGCGTTGCAGCGGCAGCGGCTATCATTCTGCTTTGCTTGTCAGCGATACTCTGTATACTAACCTGCGTACTGATCGTATTGAAGTTAGTAGGAGTGATCGCTACCACATGGTGGGGCGTATTTGCTCCTGTGTGGGGACCAGTAGCGCTGCTTGCAGGAACTGCATTGGCAGTAATTGTCATAGGCTACATAATCAACCTTGGAATTTTCATCTATCGGATATGTACATTCAGGAAAAGAAGAGGTGTCAAATGACGACTTCAAGTAACGCAGTGAAAATCGATGGTCTCGTCAGCGTTGATGAGCTCAATGCAATGGGAGCATCGAAGGCAGTCCAGGAGTGTGCGAGTCTCGAGGCCGTGTACACACAGCTCTACACCGAATTAGAAAATGCAAAAAGATTGCAGCGCCGTATAAAAGCAGTATGAACGACAGCCGATTAATCTTCGAGATAGTTTTGCCATATATATTTGGCATCACAGCTTTTTTGGGCGCCGGAGTATGTATCCAATTATGGGAACAACGAAAAAAGATAACGCAACCGAACTTACCTACAACACAGGTAAGTAATGTAATCGCATCCGTCCCGATTATTGATACATATGGCCAACTCGGACCATATGCATAAGGAGAGAAGGAATGACGAAAAAGAGGCCCGTACTAACAATCATTGCATATGTAATGGTGGGCATCGCAATCGCAGCAGTAGTGACATACAAATACGGTAATGGCACACAACTGATTGAGAGATTCTTCTAATAGAGAATTCTTTTTAGATCACCTATCAAAGTTTTTCGCACTTAGCTGTAAAATTAAGTGTATAATAATCATAGAAAACAAACGCTACTATATTTAACGTTCTTATGTAACCTTAATTGAAAGGACATCCCATGTCAGGAACCCCCCTATCCTCGTTGAAAGACTCTCTCAAGAGTACTTCGACTAAGACGTCGAGTTCGCAGAAGAATCCATCGTACTATGCCGCGTTAAAGAAGGCATTCATCCAAGAGATGTCAGTAGATGCGGTTGATCCTATCGTCAGGTTGGCATCTGCAAACAGCGTCAACATTCCGGCTACGTCATTGAAGCAGATGCTTGAAGGCGAGCAAGACAATGACGTGATGCGTGCGCTGCTCCTGAACGACCGCACACCCTTGGCCGCAATCGAAATATTCGCAGATACCTCCCGTGCGAACCATTTCCAAGATGATGCAGAAATTCAAACTCACCTTCGAGACCGTGTGAACGGTCTGGATTCCGCACCTTTGACTGAGTAATTTCTCATTGTCGAGGAGACGTAAGCACACTCCCCAAAACGGAGGGGAAATACATGGACGTGACTGTACACAGGAACACGTACTTATTCCCCTCCGAAAAAATTACCCCCAAGGAGAGGTACTCGCACTGCGGACACAGTGTACCACATTAAGGCTCTCCCACCTTGATGTAGGTTTTATGTGTACCTCTCCCTTCTAATTATACGAAAGAGATGCCCACCCTACGGTCGCTTCACTTTAGAGGTGTGTGACCGTAGGATCTCTTTCAAATAGGCACCCGAGAAGCGTCTACTTTAGCAATCAGTAGGCGCGATTGGTCGTTGTTGTTTCCTTTTGTGTTGTGTTGTGTTAGTGGGAGCGGAGCTAGAGTGGAACTCCGCTCCCACATTACTTTCTAATCGAAAGATAAAATAATGAAAGATACTCTTCTTGTTGCACTACTGTTACTACTATGTGTAATTGTATTACAAACCAGTTGTGGTAACAGTATAGCCGATCCGGTTCCGCCACCATGTGCTCATCCAATAGCGTGTCACTACTGTGATGCTGTAGCATGCCTTGATTTCATTATCCCTCCAGCATGTTTACCTGCGCCATGGATACACATAACGTTCCACGGTATTGATTGTGGAAACTCCGTATGGGTTTGTCCGGAGCATACACATGCGATCAATCAAGTATTGTTTCCTCACTAATAGGAGTGGATACCTATGGCTCATCCACATCCCAATCAAGGTATGTGTACACACAACCGTGGAAAGATGACTCCTGAGCAGATAAAAGTCATGCTCGCGAAAAGAGACGCCACCAAAAAAGTGAATGACGAATACGAAGCCTCACTCTCAACACGTCCATTGCGTGATAGAGATATACAGGCAACGCGATCTACTATCATGCGAAGCTACGGAGCCAAACTCATAAGAGTGATAACACAGATCTTGGCCTACCAACGAGAGTTAGTACACTAATAAAGTGCCTATAAAATGTAGTGTCATGGTTAAACACTACTGTTGTGGTTTGTTTCTTTTCGGACGGGAAGGAGAGTGCCTAACGCCACTCTCCTTCTTTTAATAACTAAACTTGTAGGATTCGGAGAGTTAATAGGGTATATTAAGACGACGCATATCGCAAGCTCTTGAGAACTATAATAATAGAGTATAGAGTACGTAACACAAAGGATACAAATGGTACACCCAACCATTGCCAATCTAGTACGCCACCGACAAGAGATGGAAAGATATAAGTGGTGTACATTGTTATCCGTATTCATAACAAGTGCTCTCATAATCCTCATTAGCCTCACCGCAAGTAAGAAAGAAATTACGCAACTGATTCCAGATGCGGGCGGTGGACTAACAGAGCGAGCACAAGAAAAGCTACCTGCCGTAAAAGCCACACAGGGGTTCGTCCAAACCTCTGGAGGTGTTATGTGCTTAATACCTTTTGGCAAATTCAACATCGTCAACGACGATGCAGACATTTCAAATAATTTATCTCCTTTTCATTCCAACACAAATATATATTCACCAGAAGACGTTAATGGTCTACCTGATGGCAGCCTTACATTCAGTACGGAAACAGGTAACGGCGATTGCGATTATGGATTACCTTCACGCAAGGTAACCTTTCGTCCAATTAATCAAGTAAGCCAATGGAAGATACCTGAAAGATCAGAACCTGATAGACTTCCTGCGGGGATCTTTCCTCGAATCCCGTTAACGGAGTCCAGTACAAGTCCCAGCTTGAAATTCATTCCAGACTCCGCATATGTTAAAGGGTGGTTAGTGTTCCAGACTGACGGTCAAATGAAATTTGACCCTTTAACAGATAAGCATCCTGAAGTATCAGATAGACTACAACGGTTCCTAACTAACGCAGTTAAAAATGCGTACGCGAGAACACGCTGTACGCCTGCAATAATAGATGGAAAGTTAACCGAAAAACGCTTCTTACTACGAGTAACGTTTAATGGTGGAGATGATCATTATGCGTATTCTGGATCAACCGAAGTGTTAATGCAAACCCTTTAATGAGTAGGAGAAATTATGTTTGGTGTAACATTATGGTTTGAATCGATTTGGCAATTGATTTCTTACGTGATGACAGGCGTTTATTAGGATGACAGACATCGGTCACGATACTTTCCCCACCCTTACATGTTGGAGGCATTATGTTTGATGGCACACTATGGTTCAATTCGATCTGGGAATGGATTTCTTACGCGATGACGGGAGTCTATTAGAAAAAGTTTGCAGTTGCACAGGTTATGCTAAACCCAATACCGCCCGTTTTAGGAGAACGGGCGGTATTTTTAATGTAGCAATAGTGTATAATATAACGGAAACCGGATTAGGCTGATTCGAGTGCGTACCACGACACTGAGGAGAATAGATGCAAACCCCATACGATCCGGATAAAGAAGATACGGTTCGAGAAGCATTGGGCGTAGAGAAGCCCTTTACAATACATGTGCAACCTGATTTCAATGCAGATGATCTACCAAGCACAATTAAGGTTAACGCGGTAAACTTGACGGGGGCAAAAGTCAAAGCACATCATGTTTACCTCATGCGAATCTTTGCCAAAGGAGTGAGAGAATATTATGCCCGACAAGGTAACAAAAGAAGAAGCGGTTCGCAGGGCTTTAGGAGTCGAAAAAGAGTTCTGGGTAGCAGTCGACGTTCCGATAACCGGATCACTTAAGTTCCAAGAATGGGTTATGGCGATTAATGAAGAAGAGGCTCTCAAGAAGGCGAAACAAGTCGTACTCGATGATGGACCTGACGAGTACAACTCTGTCAAAGACTATGAAACCGCGCTGTTTTCTGAATGGTCAGCGCATATAGTCGAATAGTTATTGCAAAGGAATGCTCACTACAGAAATTGTAAGATAATTCCGGGGAGAATTCTAATAGAATTGTCCAATTAACTCAATGATAGATAACGTAGTACAATTGCAAGAGAACACAGTAGAATTGCAACGAAACCCCCGGGTTATCGGGGACAATTTCAAGGGAATAAAATCATTGATTGCAAGGAAACAAACGGCATGCCTCTTCGAGTAATTTGTCAACGCGTTTCTGACGTATCGTCTGAAATGTATAAAAAGATGCACAGCCGGAATCACAGGCACTATGGGTCGATGCGGGTCCAACTGATACACTGCAGACAGGCTAAAACAGGGATAGTGCACTACATCGTTGATGGCCCGATCCTTGTAGGATGGGCATTTCTTTTTCCTCCATACAATGGAATGGGCCCAAGTCAGTATTGTCAAATATATATATATACGACGTACGTATCGACGCCAAGGATATGGACGTAAACTAATGAGGGCTACAGTTGCATATGCACGTAAGAATGGAGAACGTACCGTACTTGTGTGGCGAGATTCGATTAACAATAAAAGGTTCTTTCAACAACTATCGAGAGAGTTTGCACGTAAGCATAAACAGCCGCTTCGGTACACTGGAGAGTATCTGTAATGGCCAGAAGTTTCTTAAATAGAAATCGACGCCATCTAAGGCAAAAGAAACGAAGGGAAGAACGTGGGCATCGACGTTCCCCCATAGCGCAAAAACCTGCGATATATTCTCCGCCCACATTTGAAAGCTGTACGCAAGTCGTCAAATATTTACGGGCAATAAGTGGAACATATACTGCGGATCTTTATTGTTACTATTCCCCCAAATATTGGGTAATTTATGCGCATCCTGATACTTTTCGAGAAGAAAACGGACAAACCGTAATAGCAAAACATATAATACTCGGCGTTGAAAAGAAGCTTATATGCTTTCGTACGATGACACGTAACGAATTTCTCACACAGATGGCATTGAATACATTACCAGACTACGTTGTAGGTATTCGTGCATCTGAAAGCAAATTGCAAACAAAGTTAGATCTAAAATAACTTAACTTAACCGTAACCCATTTAAGGCGGATTCGAGTACGGACATCAAGGCCATAGATTGGAGTAGTTGTGGACGACAAAGAAAAGGAAATACAGAAAGCATTAGGCCTCGAAAGAGGGCATATAGTTAAATTGGGGATCGATATTATAGTATCAATCGAAGTACCCGTTGTCGTTACTGGAGTAAATAAAGAAGACGTTAAGCGTAAAATATATTCACTTTCTTTAGATGAAAAACGAAGGATAATAAAAGGTGGATGTGCTTTCGCCATAGAATATGGGGACCTACGTGCAGAATATGGCGAAATAGGAATAGAAGCAATTGAAGCAACATCCACGTGCGCGATAAAATATATTGACCCGAAACGACTGAATACTGACTACGTAGAAATTGCGCGCACCTCAACGGGATCAGCCGACGAAATGATAGAAGATATGGGTGATGACGGAGCGATTATCATTGACTAATCAACGAAAAACTGGATACATAGCACAACGAACCTAAATCAAAACAGATAGGAATGGGATCAATGATCCATCACTATGGCGATAAGGTAAAGATATGGGCGCCTATTGAACATATAGAAGCGTCCGCACTACAACAAATAGGTATAGCTGCAAGGCATCCGCTATTATTCCAACATCTTGCAGTAATGCCAGATGTACACACAGGTATAGGGTGTACAATAGGATCGGTTATTCCAATTAAGGATGCAGTTATTCCCGCAGCAGTTGGGGTCGATATCGGATGCGGATGCTGTGCGATCAAATCTACTATACAACTAGATGAACTTAGCCCACATTTCGAAAAGCTATTCACAAGCATCTCTCAAAACATCCCTACAGGGTTCTCCCACCGCCAAGACAGACAAATGGTGGTGTGTCACGAATTCCTTGAGCAAACAGATATAGAAGAAAAACTTAAGGAGTTCCAGGAACAGTATCCAGGTAAAGATATCTTGCCACAATTGGGTACTCTCGGTGGAGGAAACCACTTCATTGAACTGCAAGTAGATGAAGAAGGATATATATGGATAATGATACATTCCGGATCCCGTAACATTGGACACAAAATAGCAACAGAGGCAATCGACACAGCAATTACCCTTTGGCGCACATGCGCTACGGATCAAAGTACTCCAAAAGACATGGAATACTTACCGGAAAACAGTGAAGAGGGACAAAAATACATATTTGATATGACGTTTGCGTTGATGTTTGCAAAAATGAACAGATTGCTAATGATGAAAATCATTATGGGTGCAATACAATACGAAGTACCAGAGTGTCGATTCGGGGATATGATAAACATCCATCATAATTACGCGGCAAAAGAAGAACACTTTGGGGAAGAAGTGTGGGTTCACCGTAAAGGTGCAACCAAAGCAGTGTCATCTGCATTAGGGATTATACCTGGATCAATGGGAACATCCTCCTTTATTGTCCGTGGAAAAGATTGTGCAAACTCCTTTAACTCATGTTCACACGGAGCAGGGAGAACAATGTCCCGAACCGCGGCAAGAGGTAGGTATCATAGAAAAACTAAATCCTTCAAAACTGAAGGAAGATTGAATGTTGCTGACTTTGAAAAAGATATGCAAGGTATATTTACGCATGATGTTGATAGGAATCATCTCGATGAAGCACCACGAGCATATAAAGATATCCGTGACGTAATGGCAAATCAAACAGACTTGATAGATATCGTTGAAGAACTACAACCTGTTTTCAACATCAAAGGATAACTTTGATACGTATTTTACAAATATGGTATAAACGTATGTGCAATACCCTTTGCCCATGTTGTCCGAAACGCTTCTGGACCAAGAAAGGTAGGGATACACATATGATCAATCACCATAATAGTAAAAGGAGCGATTCGAATGAATACAATGGATGAATTCAAAAAATTGCCTAAAGTACTAAAAACAGATATTGCGCTGTGTGCATTAGTTCAAAACCTCACAGGAAAAATGACGAAACATCTTATAGTTATGGCGCGAGATAAAAAAGATACAACAATCTTCGTGAAAGAATATGGGGATATGATTAAAGCCATCGCGAGTACTGATAAAGACACTATGAACTCACTGAGGGTACTTGTAAATGCCGAAGAAAAATAATGCAGGTACATGGGAAAATTGGCCGACAGAGATATGTACACAACAAGTAATTGTCGATATGGACAATGATGATGATGTACTAAACGGACAGAGCAAAACAAGAGTTACTATTAGCTTCCCTTCAAGAGCGGTTAGTATAACTACTTTAGATATTAATCAAAAATGTACTTCACATGCACATACAGTAGAAAATGGCGAACATATCATTCAAAAAATATGTAGGGAATATCCACACATCGCAAAGACAATAGAAGAACATTGTCAGCCCCCTACATGTGCCATAGACTCTATAACAGTTCAAGTAACAATACCCGCAACGCCAACTACGGTATGGCAATGCTGTAAAAAGTATCTGAAAGCGATGGCAACATATGGGTATCTATCCATATTTGCGCTGCTATTATATTTGATCTTATCGTAAAGTTTTTCGAACTTTCCTTACAATTTAAGTGTATAATAATTGAAAGCGAATTGTGTTTTCAATTATCGTCCGTTAATACACCACCCGTAATACAGGATTAAATTATGGCATTACCTCTACCTAAATTGCCGCACGATCCAAAAGAAATCAAGGTACAGGTCGCATTAGGATCGTTGGATGACGCAATGCTTTTACGGGTAATTAAACGTAGGAATACCTCCGGCGAAATCCTTACGCGCCTCTATAGATCCGGCACTCTCTCGTATATGGCGATGAAGGCCTTGACGAAACACACTAATGTACCTACGAAGGTGTTACAAGAGATATACGAGGACTCGGAATTATGTACAGGCGAAAAATGGGCGGAATGTCACAAAAGGGGTAGCTCCTATTTTCATCCTGTGACGATGATTTTAGATCACCCGCGCCTCCCACTTGCGTGCCTTACTCAAGTATTGCAAACTATTCATAACTTAGATATAAAAAATATGGGACGTGTATCAGGAGATGCGATAAAGAATCCACAGACACCTCCATCATATTTAAGAATACTCTCAACGCATACAGCAGCGATAGTGCGCAATGCGGTTGCAATGCATCCAAGCACTCCTCCAGAAATATTGAAGGAACTTGCAAAAGATACAGGTGATGTAAGAGGAAGTTGGCACAATCCGCAGGCAAGCGTTGCAGGTAATCCAATAACGCCATCCCGCACGTTAATAAAATTGTCTCTTTCCTCAAAAGCAGCGATCAGAAAGATTGTAGCACAGAATAAAAGTACACCAGTATCAACACTTAAACAATTAGTATTTAATGAGAAGGCGAGCTCCGTAATAGTAGCATCTATGCTTACCTTACTCGACTTGAATAGAATCACAATTGCAGACGATTAACGGAGGATAATATGGTTGATTGCATTATTTGTAACGCACAACTAAAAGTCGTTGTAACTGGAGGAAATTTCTTAGTTACAAAAACCTCTACAGAAAGGGATATCAATTTCGAAGTTCTACAAAAATTAGATATCGCCTCAGCTACCTTAGTAGATGAAAGTGATGATATCCTTAATGTATCCATAGAGTGTTCCGCAGATCCTTCGCACTCAATCTTCAACACAACTGATGCAAGAGTGCGTACCGAGATCTATGGAAGGATCATGCAAGCATCTGAAAGACTACTCAAACAATACTACAATGGTAAATAAACCACTCAACCTATAAAGTAGGAAACTGCAATGGATCTAATTGGCGTGCGCAGAATGTTAGAAGTATGCCTTTGGTCAGATGTTACCGCAGAGGTGCAAGGCCATAAAGGCATAGGAAAGACACAGGTCATTGAACAGATTGGCAAAGAATGGCTGGATCCGTTCACCAAAAAGAAAGGTATACCTGTAATCGTGTTGCATTTAGCGACACAAGAAATTACAGATCTCATTGGCTTCCCTATTAAGATATGGGAAAAATCGGGAACACCAGTAATTGTAGGTGTAGAATCTCCTGATGGCCAAAGTGATAGAATCGTAACAAGTTGGGCCGCACCATGTTGGTGGCCTTCCGAAGATGCTGCGGTGCTTGCAGAAGATGAGAAAATATTACAAGAGATGAAAGACAAAGGTGCAAGCGATGACGACTTACACCTTTTCTGGCATCGTCCAAAATGTGTTGTCTTCCTCGACGAAGCAAGAAGAGCACAACGTGATGTAATGCAAGCGATGTATCCACTCGTGCTCAACAAACAGCTACATATAAAATTCCTACCTCGCGGCGCTCGAATAGTTACAGCAGATAACTACGCGGGAGCATATGATGTACGTGAACCTGATGAGGCATTCCTTTCAAGGTTCTGTCATATTGAGGCAGAAGCAACACTTGGAGCATGGCTCTCCTGGGCAACGGAAAATAAAGTGCACGGGAAAGTCCGAAACTTCTTAACATCTAATCCATCATACTTGGAACAGCTATCCTCTGATCACAAAAACGCCTCAATCAAACACAAGCCTCTGCCGGATCCGAGGAAATGGGATATGATCAGTAGAGTAGATAAGTGGGGATGGCAAGGTGTACGACACCTTCCTGCAGATCTACAAAAAAATGTAATGCAACAAGTTCGCGCAGGTATTATAGGTTTAAGTGCTGCGGCAGCGTATGGTGCATTTGCCGCGACAACTATTACATTTGACGATATCTTGATTGGAAGAGCAAATATCAAGGATGCCCTTGCGGAATGTCCGGATGAGATCGAAAGAAATAAGTTGTCAGAAAAAATGGCAATGGAAGTTGGTCCTACGATGAAGAACCGGGAATACAATGCGAAAGAAGCTACGCGACTTATAAGGTTCTTTGTTGACCTCGATCAAAAAGACAGATCAACTGCAATGTTGCAAGATATCTTCCTAATGAAGAACAACAGTACGATTCCTGATGAGTGGGTAAAAATGTTAATGGAAGGAACGGAAATTGTTGACATACTGGAACATCTACTAAAACAGCAGAATGGCCTCACCGCGGGAGGAGCTGTATAAAGTAGGTGAAACTATGACAGTAATAAATACAGATAAAACCCCATGTGACCAAGAGCCACTTGAACACGCAATTATGGAACTCATTGCGACAAGAGATTTCGATGGCTATTTGATCGCACGCTTCGATGCAAGAATAGTAAAAGTTACACCTTCTAAAACACAAACAGCGTGTCTGGCATATTGTGATGGTAGATTTTTTATTAGGTTTGCAGAAAAATTCTTTGGCGAGCTCTCAGAGAAAGAACGTGTGGCAGTAATTAAACACGAAGTAATGCACTTCGTTAATAAACATTTCTCTCGTCGTGGAGGTAGGGATCCATACATATGGAACATTGCAAATGATTGCGCAGGAAACCAAGGCATAGCTAACCTCCCAAAGGATGCAATTACGTGTCCAGCTACTTGGACAGCCAAAGAAGCCTCGGAATATTACTATGACAAATACCTCAAACAGGCAAAGAAAGCGCCTAAAACGGGGGGGAAATGTGGTAAGTGTGGAGGACAACAAGGGAAACAAGGACAACAAGGGAAACAGAAGTCAAAGCAAGGTCAAGGCAAAGGTCAGCAACCTTGCAAATGCGGAGGTAGAAATGGTTTACCTGGCCTATTCGATGAAGTGATGGATGCACCTGCACATGTGGGTGCTGAAGCAGAATCAATGGCCGGTGAAATCATTCGAGAAACAGTTAAATCCAGGTTGGATGCAGGAGTAAGTATAGAAAAACTTCGAGGACTGCATGCAGGAAACCTTGAAGAATATATAGACGATCTCACCGCACCTCCAATAACTGATTGGCGTCACGTACTATCACGCTTTGCCGCTACCTTGGCCGATGCGAGTACGCGACTAACGTTAAAGCGTCCTGATCGTAGAGAGCTTGCACCTTTCGGGAAACGTAGAGAGTATCTTCCCTCAGTAGTGATTTGTGTTGATACTTCCGGATCAGTAAGTGATGAAATGCTTAGTACATTCTTCAGTCAAATATCTTTTCTTGGAATGCAACTCTCTGAGATAGAAGTAGTGATTGCTGACGCAAGTGTACAGGAACACTTCACGTATCGAAAAGGATTAGAGGAACGTTTAAGAAAGTCAGGCTTAGGTAGAGGCGGTACGGACTTTGATCCAGCAGTAAAGTATATCAACAAGAATTTGGCACATTGTGATGGCGCAATATATCTAACAGACGGATACTGTCCCGAGCCGGATACAAAATGCAAGTTACCGTTAATCTGGGTAGTAACGGATAACGTTGACTTTGAAGGACACCCAAAAGTCATTGCCCGTATAAATGATAAGGGAAGATAATATGGCATTCGTTCGCCCTACTCCAAAACCAAAAGGAACTCTTAAACGGTGGCTAGAACGTAAGGAGACCTATTGGAAACTCCGTAAATGGTGGGACAATATAAGGAGATACCATGCTACAGAAGATAGTCATCACATTTGAAACAAGTGCAGAGATAGATAAACAAAAACTTCATGCGCTCGGAGTAAGTGCAATACACAAACTCCGTGAAGAAACTGCAGTGTATGCGAAAGGAGTACACGTACAGTCATCAAAAATCGACATAACTGAAGTAAACAGTAAACACCTATAAAAGGAGACAAGAATTATGAAGCACCTAACCCACAGTGATGGTAGGGTTGAACTTCAAGGCGAGCCAGAAGAACTGCAAAAATTCCTCAAAAAGGGGAAACAGACGCGTATAGTGACGTCCGTGAAGAAAAGAAGTACGCGAGGGAAATGTCCCTTTGGCAAGAAACAATGGAGTAAGCCAGAAGAAAAAATTCTTGCGGAATGTATTAGCGGCCTACAACGAATACCGAGTAAAAAGATTGCGAAACTCTTGGTACGCGAAGGCCATCCAAGACGTACGACTGGAGCGATTGATGCACGGATATACGAAATAAGAAAAAACCGTCGCACTAAGCAGTAACAACAAATAGCTTGGCCCCGTGGTGGAACTGGAATACACAAGAGCCTTAAAAGCTCTCGGTCGTAAGGCCGTGCGGGTTCAAATCCCGCCGGGGCCATAAGCTTCCAAAAAGAATAATTTTATATGGCAGAAGAAAAAGAACCCCGTACAGAAGTAGTAGTTCAATTAATTGGACGAGGCGATGCAATTCCCACTGAAATTTACAATACCTTCAATCGACGGAGAAATGGGTTGGGGTCGCGCGCAAACATTCATTGGGCAATATTCCTCGATGAAACTTCAAGTAGCTACTGATTATATTCTTCAGACATACTCCCCTAATGAAATAGGCCAATTTGGCTATTATGTGACCCGTGTACAATTAAGTGACGGAACTACGGCATTTACAGTTCAGGGCCTCTATAAAAGTAGTATCTTTTATAATGGGTCGGATAAAGCCGATCTTAATGCCCACGTACTTGCATATTATATCGCAACAGGTAAACTAAACGCACTCATCCACAGATAAGAAAGGAACAACTATGGGCGACATGAGCAGGAAATTTTGTATCGTATGTGACAAGCCCACAATACATAACAAGGATAAAGTGAACCACATACTTCACTTAATATTATCCATTTGTACAGGTTGCCTTTGGGCAATCGTATGGATAATCCTTGCAATAAGCGCCAAAACTGAATGCTCCGAATGTGGTGCAACAAAATAAACAAGAACCACCAATGATGCGGATTCGATCCGATTCAAGGCCGTGCGGGTTCAAATCCCGCCGGGGCCATAAGCTTTATGTGGAATAATGCGAGAGGATCAATTATTGCAGGTCTGCCCAATAAATTAGATAGGCGACATATTGAATGACAAAGAAAAGAAAATTCAAAACGCACTTGGGACAATAAAGTCCCAAATGTTTGTATGCGCTAATCGAATGCACAGAGGTGGCCTACCGTTAGAGGACCTTGAAGAAGCGCTCGAAAACTTTGGCCTCTTTATATATGAAGATCCTGAATATGAGATGGATGCAGATTACGTATTTATGATCTCCAATGTAAAACTTACCCCTACCCAAGTAGAAAAGTTATGCAAGGATGAGGACGAAGATGCTTCCTAAGTTAACTCGCGAAGAATTACAGATCTGTGCCCTCCTCTACAAAGCGATGCCGCGGCCAAAGTTGATCACTTTAGAAGTAATGAAAAAGCATTTTAGCCCAAATCGAAAGACTGGATTTCATTGGTCCTTTCCTGTTAATAGACGCAACGACTATCCTTTCCTATTGGGCACCTGGTTCGATCATAAAGTATATGTAGGTACAGATACAGCAATCGATAACCTTCAGTACATTCAAGCGTTAATAGATTACCGTATAGAAAATTCAGTACCCTTTTACGTTATGAAACGACGTGAAGTGTTTGCGGACTTCTATAAGGAACTCGATATTCAAATTGCAATAGGATCACTCTAACCGGAAGCCTTGTATGGCAGATTCGAGTACATAGCCTCGGGACCACTTTATGTTTCCGAGTAAATCGAACTATATTAGATAGTATGCGAAGAGAAAATGAATTTTATGTCTATATGTATCTTGATCAAGATAATGTTCCTTTCTATGTAGGCAAAGGAAAAGATTATCGACATCTCATAAGTGGGCATTTACAAAAATGTAGTCCCAACATACTCCTTAAGAATAAAATCAACAAAGTAGGTAGTTCTAATGTTAAGATCCACTTCTTACATAAAGACATCTTTGAAGAAGACGCGTTTAAGTGGGAGAAGTATTGGATCAAGTATATTGGCCGAAGAGACTTAAAAGAAGGTACTCTCTGCAATCTTACTGATGGTGGAGAAGGTCAAGCAGGACATACTCCTTCTAAAGAATCACGACAAAAAAGAAGTAAAACTCTAAAGGGCCATCCAGTTTCTAAAGAAACTCGCCAAAAGATAAGTAAAGCGATTAAAGGTAAACACCCCACGGAGGAACACAGATTAAAGGCCATCGAAAATAGAAAAGGTTATAGACATTCTAAAGAAACTCGACAAAAAATAAGTGAAAGAAATAAAGGAGTATCACGTAAAGGTACTCCATGCACTGAAGAACATAAAAAGAAACTAAGTGCACTTCACAAAGGTAGAAAATTTTCTGAAGAGCATAAAAAGAAGTTAAGTGAAGCACATAGAAGGCGTAACAAAAAATGAAAGGGTTCATATGTAGTAAGAAGGAGTAAATGTAATGACTAAAGAGTTACCTACGGGGTGGAAGAATTGCAAAAAGTGCAAAGCGGATAAAGAATACAAAGATTTTGCGTTCAATAAACGACGCCGTGACGGATTCCAGGATTGGTGCCGCGAATGCATAAAGAACAGGGATGCAAAAAACTATAAGGAAAATCCTGGAAAATTCGCAGTATGGAGCAAAGATAGACGGATACGGGTACGCCGACAAGTATTCGAATATCTATTAACTCATCCTTGTATAGAGTGTGGTGAGCGTGATATTATTGTCCTCGAATTTGATCATCGTACACAAGTCACAAAAAAGTTTGATGTCATGAGCGCTACTCATGGACATTCATGGAAAACTGTTAAGGCAGAGATAGATAAGTGTGATGTTGTATGTGCTAACTGCCATAAGAAACGTACGGCAAAAATGATGAATTGGACCACACGTCTGGATATCGCAAAAGTACAAAAAGAATTATGGGCCCACGAAGCAAGAGAAAAAGAAAAAGCTTGGGAAAAAGAAAAAGCTTGCGCAATTGAATAGATTATTTGACCCTTCGCTACCTAACTAAAGGTATAATAAGTAGAAAGGGAAGCAGTGAGAAGAAAAAAGCATTCGAGCAAATCTATAGAATGGCACAAGCGCAGAATCTTAGCAAGACTCACACCGAAAAACGCCCCACAGAATCTCATAATTATGCAACACGTGGGGCAGTGGACAGGGAATGGCTTTTCTTCTCTTATTATACGGTCAACAGATAAAAATGGTACCGACCATACACACGGGATGGTAATGACGATGGTAACAGAACGTTGTAAAGTCATAAGAGCATTACGATATTTAGTCGAAGAAAATAAAATTAAATCAAATCTCACAACGAAAGAGTGGGATATTCAAAACGCGTTAGGAACAGCAACAAGAAGGACATTTCAAATAGCATAAATAATTCTATTATTCTTTTAAGTAAAAACCCAGCGGTAAGCAACGACCATTCTTTTGAAGGAATTTAAGAATGAGCGGACGCCGTCGACAAAAGAATATAGATAATACATAATTCACGAAGTATATTAATAGCTCCCAGCCATGGTAGGATTTGGTCCCTCCAGGTCGACACTTTGTGGTTATGTCAAAATTTAAGGAAAGAAGATGAGTGAAGAATTCAAACCATTCGAGATAGAACATTGTCCCGAATGTGGATGGCAAGGTTCCAGAGATTGTGAACCTATAGACACTCGTGAAGGCGATCAAGAAATTAGGCATTGGTGCGAGGTATGTGAATGGGAAGAAACTCACATATTTGAACTCGTGCACAAAGGTAAGAAAGACTAATGGGACGCATCATTGTTAAAGAAGCCGAAGAGTTACTGGACAAGGAATTCAAAGTTCACCAACACGGCTTCGTAAGATTAGTAGATTACATGGGAGGTGATGCTGCAATTGTTCAAGCCGCAAGAGTCTCTTATGGTAAAGGCACCAAGAAGATATCAGAAGATAGAGGATTGATTCGCCGTCTCATGAGGGATAAACATACCTCACCATTAGAGATGGTGGAGTTTAAGTTCCATGTAAAGCTACCTATCTTTGTAGCCAGACAATGGATAAGGCATCGTACGGCTAATGTAAATGAGTACTCAGGTAGATACTCTGTGATGAAAAATGAATTTTACGTCCCGGCAGAAGAAGATATTAGGCTCCAATCTACGGACAACAAACAGGGCCGATCCGATGACGTTATCCATCCTGACGTGGCTAAAGTGATACAGAACTCTATGAAAATAACTGCCACTGAAGCATTTAAGGAGTATAATATACTTATAGATGCGGACATATCGAGAGAGATAGCAAGAATCAATTTACCTCTATCAACGTACACCGAATGGTATTGGAAAATCGATTTACATAATCTCCTTCACTTCCTCCGTTTGCGAATGGATAAGCACGCGCAGAAGGAATTTAGGGACTACGCTGAGATCATTGCGATGATGGTGAAAAAGACATGCCCCATAGTGTGGGAAGCGTTTGAAGACTATGTACTAAACGCCATGACATTATCAGGGCCAGAAGTTGAAGCACTTCAACTTATGTTAGCGAACACAGACTTTGTTATACCGACAGTAGGGGATGTGGCGCATCTTCGTATATCTGCTACAGAAGGAAAAGAGTTCGGCGATAAGATAAAGAGACTAAAAGAATGATTGACATGAATATTGCCATAGAGAAACCCAACGCAATTCCGCATAGTGGAACGTTTGACTACGGCCATATTTTAGAGTTCAATTCTCCCCGCGGCTATTAAATAGAAAGAAGTGAGCGTGGAAAGACTATCGACATCGGGAATCACAGAAATGCATTCGCTGTGTAAAACGTGTCCAACATGTTCAGCTACTAAGGTAAAAGAACTAAAGGATAGTGTGATTCTCCCTGAAGACACTAAACCCCACTATAAATGTAGGAGATGTGGATCATTATGGGGGACAGGTAGACCAGCGGTACAGGAGAAAAAGGATGCACCTAAGTAGATTCAGTAGAACATCACTTCTTCAGGCCCAACATGCACATAAAGCGTGGAAGAAAACCTTCGAAGAACAAAAGGATATAATGAAAACCCAAGTTTCAGATCCTTATGGACATGGAATACTTCCACGAGATGTACACCTTATTCTTCCCAAGACACAAGAATGGGAACCCGAGTCAATATACAAATCAGCAAAGCCAGCACTATTCGCCCAAACACTCAAGTGTCCCGGTCCAGATATAATCCTGCGGGATACTCCAAGGCGAAAGGGTCGAGACGAGTGGATGATGCAGCCACATAAATTATGGTTAAAATTATGGGATATAGAAGGAGAAGTGTTATTTAATCATGTGAACAATTACATAATGGCAACACACCATATGATTGCAATGTGCACTACACTGGTCAGACACTTAAATACCCTCGCGCTGACACAGGAATTAAAAGCACAGAAAGCATTAGGAACACTACGAGGAAGTATTATAGCGCACCTTTCTATACCCAAAGAGGATTACGCACTACATTCCTCATGGGACGCGCAAAATACTATAAATGCACACACGGTTCCTGCATTTTGGGATGGTGGAGCACTTGCTCGCATTAGTCAAAACGCTAATAACACGTTCCAAGGTGAACTTATTGACGATTACATCGGTACAACATTCACTATTCAGTGAGCACAATATTGGGCTGTAGTTCAGATGGCTAGAACACCGGAATTTGACTCAATGGGATATGGTGAAATGGTATCACGTGTGGTTTTGGCCCACAAGTTTCCAGTTCAACTCTGGATATCCCATCCATAAAATCCTATGACTTTGAACTATATTAAAAGTTCAAAGCTATAGGAGAAAATTATGGAAGAGAAAGAATGTGGTAAATGCCATGAAACTAAACCCATCAAAGAATTCAATATTACCGGAGCAGGTAAATGGAGAGGGAAGAAAAGGCACGCATGGTGTAAAAGCTGCACCAAAGAATATGATCGCCTACGATATACTGACCCTGCGTTGAAAAAGAAGAAAAGAGAAAACGCAGTAGTATTCAGAACCAGAAATTCAATAAAAATATATAAGTACCTCCGGAAACATCCTTGTGTTGATTGCGAAGAAACTAATATCCTTACATTAGAATTTGATCATATTGACGAGAAATTTCACAACGTAAGTAACATGGCAGGCAGGTTCGCGTGGGAAGTTATTTTGAAAGAAATAAAGAAATGTGAAGTTGTATGTGCTAACTGTCATAGAATAAGAACTGCTACTCGTGCAGGATGGACGAAATTAGCCTACCAAGAAGCAAATAAGGAATGAAAGTGTTGCTAACAATTCTAATAGGGGAATAAAATGACCAATCCAAGAAAAAAATCTAGTCTGAATATGCGTAAATCATCTAATTCAATTCCTGATGATATTCACCCAACAACAAATATCAATGGGGCAGAAATTGATGTAGAACTTACAGAACTACTCTCTTCCTTCTGGCAACTAGGCGGACGATCGTATGGATCGTGCCAAGGTACTCCTAATCTCAATAACCCTGAAGATTATGAGGAAGCATATATAATCATTCACAAAGATGACTTGGGAATACTCGAACAAATTGCTAAGAGTGTAGGATGGAATATTGGCGATATTGAAAACGGATCTGGCAGTTATATGTGTGAATGGATTCCAAACGATGAACTTCCACCACAAGAAGAGTTACTCTACATTGTATTGAATAGATAACAGATAGAGAGACAACTTAATGACACGGTTTTTTACGGCCGATACCCACTTCGGTCACGACAGTATCATCGAATATGATAGGCGTCCATTTCCCACTTCCGAGGAGATGGACGAATTCCTTATCGAAAAATGGAACAAAATAGTAAGTAAAGCAGACCACGTCTATCACTGTGGTGACTTTGCTTGGCGAGGTTCTAAATTCGCTGGCACGATCAAACAACGTTTGAAAGGTCAAGTTCATTTGATCCTAGGTAACCATGATAAGATTAGTAAAGAGGTTGCGTCAATGTTCGTATCAGTGTCGCAACTCAAGACTATCAGGATCGAGGGACAGAAGATCTGGTTAAGTCACTTCCCATTAAAAACGTGGGTAGGTAAATACGCAGGCGCATGGAATGTTCACGGACATTGTCATGGAAGATTATTTGATCCGGAACCGAATGCCGTCGACATTGGTGTAAATAATTGGAAATGGGCACCAGTAACATTCGAGCAGATACAACAATACTTTATAAGTAGGCGGGGTAAGCCTACTATTCGAGAGAAGTATGACCTACAAGGAGTTTGAAGTACAAATAGCGTTGGGGTTAATGACAGATAAGCTACTACATCTTCTATCAAGAAGTGAAGATACTTGTCCACATATCCTTCACGCAATGGCGGAGCACCCCCAAAAATACTACAGACGCTCCGATCAGCACGCACTATGGGTAATACTACGTAAGATTGCAGCAAATAAGAATACCTCACACGTTACATTAGAAATGCTTTCACGTAACCGCGGACCACGAAGTGTCGACACAGACTTAATGCGTAATCCTAATACCCCCGCTGAAGCATACTGTAACTTAGTACAATACGAAACCGAAACAGTTAGAATACAGATAGCAGAACGTCCTAATATGCACCCTATGGTATT